GCGAAACTTCCCGCCGATCAGCAAAAGCGCATCGCAGAGGTGACCCGAGATCCGACTTGGTGGGATGCCATCAAGGGCGCCGGAAAATCTGTCGCGGAGGCAGCCGCGGCCGGCGGCGGTGCCATCCTGAAAGGCATCGCGCAGTTGCCGCTCGGACCGATGGGAGACATGGAGGGCGGTCAGGTCGACCCGGAGATCGCGCGGAAGATCGCAGAGGCTAACGCGACGCCGCAGCAGCGGATGGAGAACATCAAAAGCAATCCGGTCTACCAGCTCGGCAATTTCATTCAGGAAGCCGCGCGTGAGTCCTACGCGAAAAATCCGCACGAGGACGAGGGCGCCATTTCGCAAGCACTCAATGCAGCCGCCGGCGCCGCCGGTGGATTCGCGCCGTTGATTGCCAGCGGTCCCGCGGCTCCGCTGACGATCGGTCTCCAGACCGCCGGCGATGACATGCAGCGTCTTTACGACGAGCAGATCCAGAAGGGCGTCGACCCTCAGACGGCCGCTGATTTCGCGCAGAAGCGCGCGCTCGCGTCCGGTGCCGTACAGGCGGCTCTTTTCGAGATTCTGCCCAAGCCGCTCCAAAAAGCCGGCAATCGGTTGATCGTCGACAAGGTCGTCGGCAATGCGCTTTCGAAATTCTTGGCGAACCGTTTGGCGCAAGGCGCCGAGGGCGCGGTGCTGGGTGCCGCGACGCACGCCGCCGGCAACGTTGTCGCCGATCGTCCGTTGACCGAAGGCGTCGGGGAAGCCGCCGAAGGCCTCGGCGCCATTCAAGCCGTGATGCCGCGTCACGGAGCGACGCCGCGCAAGCCTGGCGAGCCTCCCGCCGGCCCGCCGCGGGCCGCTGAACCGCCAGCTCCGCCTAATCCGGCTGACAGTGCGATCGATCGCATCAACAAGGGAATTGTCGATCAAGCTAAGGGTAGGCCGAGTTCTGCCGCGGAAGCGGCCGAAGTCTTCGAGCCTGCGTTGAAGGAACGAGAAAACGCTCCTCCACCCGCAAAGTCGGCCGCGGAATCCGCTGGCGTTTTCGAAGATGTTGCGACGACCGAAGAGGCCAACGCGAAGGTTGGGTCTCAGCAGGAGCAACGGCTGCAACAGATGGTCGACGAAGTCGCCACCGCGACCGGACGGCCGCGCGAGGAAATTATTGCGACCCGTCAGGGGAAAACCCCTGCCGACTGGATGGCCGATCTGGAATACCAGAAGGATCCGATTCGCGTTGATCCCGACCGACGCATCTCGGAACTGAATTCCGACCTCAAGAGCCTAGACGCTGAGTGGAAACAGCACGTTGAGCGGACCGGCGCCGAAGCCGATCGCGCTCGCGCAACTGAGGAGTGGATGACGGGCATCAAGACTCGAGCGAACGAGCGGACCGCGATGGAGCAGGCTGACCGTCAGGGAACGGCAGATCGACAGGCGCAGCGCGCCGGCGACGTCGAAGCCGCGCTTTCGGAAGCGGAACGTGTTCGCCGGTCCCCGAAATCCGTCGAGGGACTCCGCAAGGATCTCACCGCGCAGAGCCAGCCGACCACCAAGGAGGCGCAGTTGCTCGCCCGTCGTGCCGCGATCAAGGACGAGCTCGTGAAGGCGGAGCGCACCCGTCAGTCCAACCGCGGAGGTGCTGACCTGAAAAACGATTTAGCCGAACGCGCCGGAAAGCCTCCCTCCGAAGAACCGCCGCCGGCGGGCGCACCGGCGCCGGTGAAGCCCGTCGACATCGGTCCGCGGGATGCATCGGTCTCCACTGGCACCGGCGTCGAGACGGCGAAGGAAACGAAGATGATGGAAGATTGGCGTCGTCAGAACGTCGCCGATGCAGCCGCCAAGGATCCAATCGGCGGAGTGGCGAAGATGTCCGGCAAAGAATTTCACAACTGGGTGCACGGTCTCGAGGACAGCGGACTCACCGAAAAAGCGCACGAGCTTGGAATTGACTCGATTGGCAAACCGGACCGCATCGCGGAAATCAAACGCGCGCGCGACGCCGTCGACGAAGAGTTCAAAAAGAAGTGGGCCGAGTATAATTCGGCGCCAGAGGGGAAAAAGATGGCTCTCATGGATGAGCTCACGCCTCTCACCTCGAAACGGCAGTATTTCAACGAAGCCGCATCCGCGGCCGAAAACATTGAGGGAGCGGCCGGCGACGCGAAGGTCAAAGCCGCTCACCAGGAGTTCGCGAACACGAAACCCAAGACTGGCGACGAGATCGTGCGCGACATCATGGCGAAGAATCCAAACGCCGACGCACGTGCTGCTCGTCAGCTTGTAGGGAATAAAAAATTCGAGGTTCTGAACGTTCCGATTTCGGCCGTCGGCGATCTTTTTGGAGAGTCGACCGTGCAGCCGGATGTTGTCGCAAAGTACGCGAAGGAGAAAAGTAACGATCCGATCGTTCTCAGCCGTGTCGAAGGCGAAGCCGGCGGAAAACTTCGCGTGGTCGATGGCAAGCACCGGTTTACGGCCGCGAAACAACGGGGCGACAAAACGATTCGCGCCTGGGTGCCAATCGAAGGCGAAGCCGGCGCAAAACCGGAAAAGAAAACGTCGCCGACGGCTCCAACACCGCCGACGACGCCCTCGGTCAAAGCCGAGTCAGCGGGCGCCGCGACCGTAGTCGGTAGCCCGGCGACTGGAGTTGTGGACAGCGGCGCGCCGGCCAGCAAGCCCAAAGGCCCGTCTCGTTCCGACATCGCAAAACAGACAAAACTTGTGCGCGAAATGACCGCGCGCATCGACCAACTGGCGCAGAAGTATCCGGATCGGGTTGGAGAGCTGCAAAAGCAGGCGACCGCGGAGCGCAATAAGTTGACGCAGATGCAGGCCGACAAACAGACCGGCACGGCTCCGAGCGTCGGAACGTCGCCTAATGGCGAACCTGACCTGATTTCCGACATTGCCGATTTGGTTGGAACAATCCGGACCGAAAACGTCGACCGCCTCGCCGGAGAATCCGATGGAATCTCCGAGGCCTTTTCGCGCGGAGCAGCGCGGTTGCTTCGAGGGAAGAACGGGATGGCTCCCGATCAGGCGATGGAAATTCTCAACGAAGCGGGATATAAATTTAAGTCTATCGGAGAGATGGTCTCCGCCGTGGAGAGCGCGGTTGAGAATCGCCGCAAGATCGGGGCTTCGATGAAGCTGCAGGCCTACGAGGAAAAGGTCACCGAAAAGGTCATCGGCGGCAAAAATCCAAAGGCGAATGGTTCGATGCCGATCGAGGAAATTGGCGTTGGCGGGAAATTCAAAGTCGACGGCGAAAAGTTCTCCATCGTCGACGTCGAAGAAACCCCGGAAGGAACATGGGAGTACGTCGTTAAGGACGGCGTGAAATTCCGCGTCCCGGAAGGAACTCGTGTTTTCCCTGATGCGCGTTCGGTCCGCGGCAAAGTGAATAAATCCGACCTCGTGGAGTTCATCCCGGAAGACACCCCTGCGTCGGAGATGCCTTCGAAGCCCGCGACCGGCGAACTCATCCCCGAAAACGAGCAGGGTTTTAATCTGGCGTCCGACGAACAGAGGGAATCCGCGGCGCCGGCGCCGGAAGGCGAGAAGACGACCGAGATGTTCGGCAACGAGGTGCGATCGACTCCGCCGACGGAGATGGACAAACGGAACGCCGCAGCGCGCGAAATGACGGCTCCGGTTTCCGCGCACGTCGAAAGTCACAGTCCTGAAACTCTCGAGGGAGAAAAGCTGAACCGGAACTGGACGGCATTCGCGGCCGACGCCGGCAGCCTCAACGTGCCACGCGCCGAGATGCCGCAGATCAAATCTGAGCACCGCGGCGCCCTGGTGAATTTCCTCAAGGCTCGAGGAATCACCGCCGGAATGGAAACCGTCGACCCGTCGACGCTGAAACCAACCCAAGCCGAATACTCGCCCCAGAAGGTCGAGAAGGCGCGCAACTTCGAAGGATCCGAGCGGCCTATCCTGATTTCCGCGGACGGGCACGTCGTCGACGGACATCATCAGTGGATGGCCGCGTTGGAGAAAGGCGACCCGATCGGCGTCATTAAACTCAACGCGCCGATTGATACCGTGCTGGCGGACATGAAGCAGTTTCCGTCCGTCGAGAAATCCGATGGAGCCCGAACGGCGGCGAAGCTCGCGTCGCCGGTCGACACGATCATCGGAAAACTCGAATCGTTGAAGATCGGAAAGCCCGGCATGTTGCAGGCCGGCAATCCGCTGACGGTTGCATGGGACGGAGCGATCGACTTCGCGATTCTCGGCATCCGGACGGGCCGCGCGGTCGCCGACATGGTCAAGATGGCCGTCGAACGGTTCAAATCCGCGTACCCAAAGCATACCCCCGAGGACGTGACGAAACTCGAGGAGGCAATCCATTCCGCCGCCGCCGAACCCGCCGGGCAGGAAAAATCCCGCACAAAGCCGAGCGCGGTTCCGACGAGTCTCAGGGAAGCCGGCGCACCCGTGGAAGACATCCAAGACGATGTCCGGGCGCAAGATCCTCGAAAATCCGAAGCGGCCGACATCGTTGCCCGCGACGGCCGGGTCAACGCCGAGACCATGATCGGCGACACAAAACTTCCTGGCGACACACGCGTCGCGATCGGCGGCAATCTCATCAACGAGCGAATGCTCGCGTTGCAGGAAGCCAAACCGGACCAAGTGCCAAAAATCACCGCGGACATTCAGCGCATCACAGCCGCGCTCCAAAAGGTTGGCACATCGTCGGGTCAAACGAGTTCGATGTTCGGCGGCATCTACAAAGACGTCCGCGTAGCGTCCGCGATGGAGTACGTTGATTCCGTCCGTAAAAAGCAGGACGAACAGTTAGGGCCCGAGGGTCGCAAGGCAGCCGAAGAAGCCGCCGCGGCCATCAATGCCGCCAAAACCGACGCCGAGAAAATCGCCGCGATCGAGAAACTGAAAAAGAAGTTCTCGACCAAGCCGGCGACCCGGATGCTCAACGAATTGCAGCGCATAGAAAAAGTGAAGGAGTTGAACCGCCTCGGCGTCCTCACTGCCGACGACCTGATAAACGTCGCCGGCAATGCGATCGGCATTCCTGGCATCGACCAAAAGAAGCTCCAGAACCTTGCGCAATTGGCGCACCGGATCGACAACGCGAAGAACCACGCCGAACGGTCGCGCGCCGAACTGGAGCTGGCCGACATGCTCAACATCTACAAGGGCGTGAACCCAATGGATCTCGAGGCGTCGATCCTGACCCTCAACATCCTTTCCGGGTACACGACCCAGATGGCGAATCTTGGCGGCAATTTCATGCAGTCGGTGAACATGCTCGGAACGACTGCGATTGTGAACCCAAGGAAGGTTCCGGACATTGTCCGCGGAATCCTCGCCGGATTGCCCGAAGGACTCACTCAGGCGCGCGCTATCCTACAAACCGGCCGCGGAACGCGTGATTTCGCCGACAAAACGATGATTGCCGGCAGCCCGTTGGAGACAATCGACTACGCGCGCGACTTTGGCACCAACGAAAAGGCTGGCGCCGTACTGACCACGCGGGCGCGCGCTATCTCGAAAATAAGCCGGTTTATGAAGGCCGCGGACGCGACGTTCTACTATCCGGCCCGCGAGGCCTATGCGCGCCTCGCCACCGCAAAATTGCTGGAGGGTAAGTACGAGGGCGCCGAACTGCGGAGGAAGATCGACGAGACCCTGCACGTGACGCCGGCCGCGTTCGAGTCCGCGCGCGCCCAGGCGACGCAGGAAGGTTACGAGGGCATCGACCTCGCCCGCCGCACCTCCGACATCATCGAGGAGCGCCGCGCGGGCAGTAAGGTCGGTGCCCAAGCGGTCGAACAGTCGGAGAAATTCGCGTCCGAGGCGACATACACCAACGAGCCTGTAGGGTTCGCGGGCTTCGTCTATCGGTCGCTCGCCAACATGGTCCAACATGGCCGGATGGCCGGGATCCCGGTGCTGAAACCGTGGATGATGTTCCTTCGCACGCCCGCGAATGTGTTCAACGCCACGATGAATTTCACGCCGTTGGGAGCCATTCGCGCGAAGAAGGGCATGCAGGGCGAAACGAACGGCTCGCGCGTGCACTTCACCGCGGACGAGCGGCATCGCATGTACGTGCAGAGCCTCATTGGCACCGCGATGATGGCCGGGGCGATTTACCGGATCCTTCACGACAAGGATCTCGACGTTTCGGCCGCCGGGCCCGACGATCCAAACAAGAAGCGGCAATTGCAGGCCTCCGGATGGCTGCCCTATGGCGTGAAGCTCGGCAACAAGTGGTATTCGTACCGGGACAGCCCGCTCCTCGTGCCGCTCGCGATCATCGGACACGTCGCCGATTCGGTGAAGTTCCAGAAATCGAAATCCGACATGATCCTTGAAAACAAGGTGACGGATTCGATCGCGCACGCGCCGCAGATTATTTTCCAGACGTCGATGTTGAGCGGACTCGCCGACCTCTTCGGAAGTCTCAGCGGCCGGGGCAACGCCGCCGCCAACGCGGGCCGGACGCTAGGCGGCATCCCGGCGAATCTCCTCATTCCGTACAACCGGCTCCTGCAGCAAATCGATCAGACGTTCGATAATCAGACCTACGACAACGACCCTGTAACCGGATCGGTTCCATTTCTGCGCCGCACCGGGACGCCGCAAACCGACGTTCAGGGACGGCCAAATATCTACAACCCGATGGCCCGGTTCGGCTCCGAGGAAAAAAACGACCCGGTCGACATGATTCTCCGCTCGAAAAACATCTTCATCCCCGAGGTAGGAAAAGACCAAAAACTCGGCAATGGCGTGATGACCGACGAGCAGCGCGATCGCATGCGGCAGTTTTCCGGCCAGCGGATTCGCGTGCGTCTTCGCGCCAGCATCCCGATACTGCGCACGATGAATCAGGAAAACGCGCAGAAACTTGTGAACAAAATTTCGGAAGAAGAGCGCAATGCTGCGCGCCGCATGATTTCCATTCGGCCCGCCAGCCCCAAATAAACCACTCCTATGTCCGCCTCCCAACAGGTCGATAGTTTCATTCAGCAGACGGAAGCAGCGACAGCCGATTTGCCGAAGCCTTCGCCGTCTGCTCCCAGAGTTCCGTTTCAGACGAACCTCGTTCTCACAGGCGACCAGGAGAAAAAGATGTTGGATTGGGCGTTCGCCCAACTCGAGAAGCTGGACAGCGACTCCGGCCGCAAGGCGACAATCCAGCCGACCTGGTGGGCAAACATTGGCGCCGCGCCGCCCCCCGGCTCATTCGCGGGTCAAGGCCTCTGGACGCCCGATACTCTGATGGGCAAGCGGTGCCGGTTCGAAGCGCAGTTCATGAATGACGTCTCGTGGCGTCCGTCAGTGATGGGCGGCATTTTCATGACGTCGAATCTGAGCGTGCCGTTGAGCCGCCGGATTTGCCGGCAGATGATTGCTCGAGCGCAAAACCAGTTTTTCGGTTCGGAACCGTGGTTTGCTGTCGACCCGGCGCCGGAGCCGTCCTCGGAGATCGACGACGCTCTCGCGGAGAAGATCAATAATTTCTGTCGGTTTAAAGTGAAACGGAGCGGATCCGTCACAGACAAGAAAGAGGCCATCAAGCAAGCGTTGGTCCTCGGTGAATGCGTAGTGAAAACCAGCTACGTCGTCCGAGATCAGTTGTTCAATACCGAGGCGATGGTTCTGCAAAACATCGACGGAGAAAACCTCGTCGGGGAAGATCAGAACGTCATCACGCAGGACGACGCGACCCAAGAGGATCCGATGACCGGCGAGCAGGTTCTCAAACGCGACGGCGTCACGACGCTACCGACCGCGCCGATCTACGTGAAGCAGAACCTCAACCGCCGGCAGGTTCTTTTCGAAGGCGCGAAGTCCGAGCCGATCTACTACAAAGATTTCCTTTGCAGCATGACGGCGCGCGACGTCCAGACCGCCGAATGCTGCGTGCACATGTACGACAAACCGGTCGCGTGGTTCGTCGACCTGATCGTCAAACGCGGGATGGTGAACGACACCACGGAGGATCGTCTCGCGGCCGTGCAGAAAATGAGCGCGCTCGTTCAGCAGCTCAATAGTAACACCCCGAACCCGAAATCGGCTGCAACGCAGGACGCGCGGCCGAACGAGGCTTTCAGCGTCGGCACCGCGGGAATCAGTGGACCCGTCGCCGAGTTCGCGGAATTCTACATCTGGTTTGACGCAAACGAGGACGGCATCGCTGAGAACATCATGCTGATTGCCGATCGCACGACCAAGATGCCCATCTTCTACGATCACGTCGCCAACGTGACGACCGATGGCCTCCGTCCGCTGGAGGTTGTTCGCATCAACCCGATCGCGAACCGTTGGTACGGGCAGGGCATCATGGAGCTTTTCGAGTCCTACCAAGTGGTCGTCGACCTGATGGTCAACCGGTGGAATTTCTCGCAGAGCCGGTCCGGCCGAATCGATTTCTGGGATCCGACGTCGACGCTCGAGGGCGATCGCGACCCGAATCTCAAACTCAACTGGGGCGGCACGTACACGATGAAGCCTGGCCGGAAGATCGAAGAGGTCCTCCAGTCGGTCTACCTCAACGACACGAAGTTTGAGGCTCTGCAAACGATGACGCAGTTCTTTACCCAGCTCGCGATGAACGAGTCGGGAGTTTCGAACGCGAATGACAATTACGTCGCCGGCATGGAGCAGGCGAAGCTCGCCACCGGCATCAAGGAAATCGAAAAATCCGGCGACGAACTTTTCCGTCCGATCATCGGCGACCTGGTTGGGCCGCTGGAGGCGGTTATCACTCGAGAGGTCGACGTCATTCTCTCGAATGTGAACGCCACCGAGGCCTTCACATTCCTGCGCGGAAACACGATGGGGATCGACAAGATCACCCCCGAGGACGTCCGCGGTCTCAAGTTCCTGATCCGGATCGAACTGACGCAGACGAAGAATCAGCAGACCCTTGAAGCCGCTAAGGCCTGCGCGGACATCGTGGAGCGGTTCTATTCGCTGCCTCCTAACATTCAGATGTACGTCGCGGCGCTCTACAAAAAGCAGCTTCGTGCGCTGGATCCTCACCTCAACGCCGAGGAAGTTATCGTCGCCGGCGTCGCGATGGTTCCGCCAGGTGGAGCCGCCAGCGGGGACGGTGCAATTCCGTTCGACGGCGGCGGTGGCGCAGAAAGCTACCAGGGCGAAGCGCCGCAACCCGCGCAACTTGGGGCATAAAAAACCCCGGACTTCCCTCGCGGGTCCACCCAGGGCAGCGGCATCAGAGCCGGCGATTAGAATCTAATTAGATTCTACTTGGCGTCTTCAACGGGCGTCAGATCGACGTAGAACACCTGACCTGGCTTCACGACGCCCTTGAGCGCCGGATTGTCGATGTTCAGCTCCAGCTTTCCGCCCGGCGTGGCCTTGGCGTAGCTGTTGTCTTCCGCGCTGTTCGTGCCGCCCATGACAGGCGACAGACTTACTTTGTCGGAGTAGTCGGTTGAGACGACCTCGTTGACGCGCATTTTGGCTCTGATCTTCATTGGCTTTTCGTTTGGTTGCCGGCTCTTGGCCGGATAAGAATGCCATAACATCGGCATTGTTACGCGCGAGATAATCTGCGTTTTGGGATCCGCAGGATAGTTCAGTGGTAGAACATTCGACTCATAATCGAAAGGCCGTGGGTTCGAATCCCTCTCCTGCTTCCTTTGCTTGACTGTTTTTGTGGACAACTCAGAACCGACCCAGTGCATACCCTTTCGCTTCCTCGCGCCGTCAAGCTCGGTCCCAACGATACAGTCGAAGCCGGCGAATGGGTGCTAGGGGACACCAACGCCGCGCAACTTCTCGTCCGAGCCAACGGCGGAAGAATGGAGCCGTTGATTTATCGCACGCCCGGTCTCGATCGCAGCGCCGACTACAACGGGAAAAAGATTCTCGTGATGCGCGCTGGCGGGTTCGGTGATTTGATTCTGCTCACGCCCGTGCTTCGTGAAATCAAACGGCTGTGGCCCGGCTGCCAGTTGCTTGTCTCCACGATGGGCGAGTACGCGCCGGTTCTCCAAGGTCTCGAGTACGTCGACAAGGTCGTCAATTACCCAATTCCTCGCAGCCTGCTGGACGAGTGTGCCGGCGCCGTCTTTTTGGAGAATGCGGTTGAGGGAAATCCGCGCGCCGAGGAAATCCACATGACGGACGTTTTCGCTGAGATCGTCGGCATCGCCGATTTCGAGAACAAGAAACCGGACTACCGGCTGACTCCTCGCGAAAAGGCATGGGCGAGAGTGTGCTATCAGCGCACGCCGCGGACACCGCGCCTCGGCGTTCAGTATGGCGCCTCATCGTATGCGCGCACGTTCCTGCCGGAGCTCACCCAACAGGTTCTCGACCCGTTGCACAAAAAAGGGTGGGAAATTTTCATGTTTGGTAAGAAGGGCGAAATTCAGATGAAGGGTCAGGCGGAGCGCATCGTGAACCTTACCGCCGTGGGGCTGAATTTCCGGCAGAGTTGCGCGGTGCTGGAAACCTGCGACGTCGTGCTCGCGCCAGACAGCGCGTTGGTTCACGTCTCGGCGGCACTGGACATCCCATGCGTGGCGCTCTACGGCCCGTTTCCGTCGCGGCTGCGCATCAAATATTCACCGTCGGTCTACGGCATCGACGGCAAGGGCAAATGTTCGCCGTGCTTCCATCACGCGTATTTGGACAAGCATTTCCCAGAGGACGGCCCGTGCTTCAAAGCCGGAAACTGCGTCGTGCTTTCCGGGATCCCGGTCGGACGGATTACGACTCGGCTCGAGATGCAGGCCCGTCCGCAACCGGCAGAATCCGAGGATCCGTTGGCGGATGGCGTCGTTCCTTTCCGGCAATAATGGACCAAGACCTACAGGTTAGCAGAGAACAGGCCTCGCAGGATATTGAGCAGATCAAGCGGCTCCGGGAATTTGCGCCGTTCCATTCCTATTTCATCCGCCGGCTTCGGATGAAGCGCGACGCGATCGAGGAACGGTTTCGCACCGAACCGGCCGCGAAGTGTTCGCACGAAGAGCGCGAGATTCTTCGCCGGCTACTCCATGAGTACGACACGGCGATACTCAACATGCTGGAGACTGACGAACGATCGTCGCGCCTCCTGCTGGAAAACAATCCGTTACCGCGGCGGAACTGAAAGCGGGCGCCAGTAAAGCGCACCGTAGCTAGACGGGATAGGGAATTGGCCCCAAAGCGCCCAACGCTCTTTCCCAACAGCTTCATCTATGACGCGTGTCCGGATTCCGACGACGGTGAAAAACGGAGCTTTCGCGTCCGCCCCATCGCCAACGCAGACCTGCACTGGTATATCGAAAGGCGGATTTCCGTGGTCGCCGAAGCTAAACCAACCGTTGCACGGACCCTCGCAGAGATTGAACCAGCGGCCTTCGTTGCTGTTCAGCGTAAGCGGATGCGGAGCGGGCGGTGGCGGCGTTTTTTCGTCCGCGGCTTGAGGTGAATCTACGGGCTCTTCCGGCTTGCTGACGCGTTTCTTCATCCGACCGTTAGAACTCTTTCCAAGGCTGTTTGCGAGTTCGAAGGTGGCCGATGGCTTCGCCGTGCGTTTCGTGAAAGGATCGGATCAGCGTGTATTCATCGGGATTTCCGCCCTTCTTTTTGGACCAAATAACGTGATCGCACGGACAATGTGTGATCGCGTTGATGCGCAGGCCAGCCGGCCACCAGCGATTCCAGATGACGAAAAGATCCTCTGTGCCGCCGCCATCGTACCCGTCGAAATTGGCAACCGACAGAGCCTCTTTGTTCATCAGCGTGCAGCCGAAACCACACCAGTCGCTTGGCACGACGGCCCCGCGTCCGATGCCAGGATACGCGTGGTCAAGCCACCCGCGAGGGCGCCAGCCGTGCTTGCCGATAACCTGCCAGATGTGGCCGTCCGGTGGACATTCGCGGATCCGCTCCTCCACCTTCTTTTTTCGCTCGAGCCATTCCGGAGTTGGCTCGGTCGGCTTGGTCGGGTCGGTTTGCTTCGCCTCTTCCTTCAAAGCCTCAATCTCGGCTTTCAGGTCATCCGGTAGCACGCGCTCGTGCTCGAGGAAATCAGGGGCGATTTGGTTGAACTGGTTGCCGCGACCGCCGAGAAAAAGTTCGTTCGGATACGGGCACGTGCTGATAGAATAAAAGCCCGCGTCGAACCGCAGCATATCGACCATGCAACGAAGCGCGTTCGCCGGCGGCAGCGTGTCGGAGTCCAGCGACCAACACATGTCGGCATCTTCCTTTCGGGCTGCGGCAAATGCGGCCGAGCGGAGTTTGCCGATTAAAACCTGGGCCTCCGCCTTGTAGTTCACAGCCTCGGGATTTTCCGAGCCGGCGTTGACATGAACAACGCGCCAGTCGTTCGGAAGCGTCTCCTTCCAGTGATTCACCGCATCAGTGGTCTTTTTCGATTTATCCCCGGAGATGATCGCGACGCCCGGCTCTTTCCATCCCGCCGCGGTGAGATTGGCCGAAACACGCGACGCCAGCGTCTTCATCGCAAAGCAATAATTCGCGGTGGCGCAGACGGTGATGACAAGTTTACTCATGTTGAAGGGAACGCAGCGAAGCTAAGGAATTGATTGTCGCCGTTGCTCGACGACGTCGAATTTACGAGGGGCACCGGTTCGACCGCGACCGCCACTCCTGGACCGAATGAGAAGGTGGATGAGGCCGGCGTCCATGTTTTATCGAATGTTCCGCTCGTGCTGCTGTTCACGGTCGTCCCGTGATGCACCCCGATTGTCTGCGTCATCGTGGTCGTGAAAGTCGAAAGCCATCCAAACCCGCCGGCCTTGCTGGTGGTTCGAGTGTTTTCCAACGATTGAGGAACTGTTCCCGCAAGCGCCACTGCATCGCGGTCTCCGACCTGGACTCGCACGACCGAACTCGGCCACGCCGTCGCGGACTCCGAGACAGTGCTCGTTGTGCCGGAATTCAGATTCGTTCCGATCGGCTGCTCTCGGCCAAACGTTGTTCCCTGCCAGCCTTCGCCGATCGTGACCTGTCGGATGGTTGGCACCGCCGCGGCCGTCGACGAATCTCGAACATAGGTGATGGCGGCTAGGACGCTAACCAGCGAAATTCCCTGCGTGATGCTCAATCGAGAGGAAACCGTTATGATCTGATTTGACGTCGTCCTCGTGTACGAGTTGGTGCTCAGGCTTGTTCCTCCGCTGAAAGTAGTGGTCACCGTGTCGGTGAAACTGCCGACCGTGGTCGCGGCCGTGTCTGACACGGTTGTAAACGTCGTGGTTCTCGTGCCGCTCGCGGACGAATAGGTGAACGTGGTCGCAGTAGTTCGCGTGTGGCTGATCGTTGCCACGTGCGTCGTATTCGTGAACGGCGTGTCCGTTCCGAAAGAGGCGACTCGATAGGTCGAGGTCGTCGTCGAACTCCTCGTCGACGTGATGGTGCCGCTCGAATAAGTTGTCTGCGTGAAAGTGATGGTCTGGGCGTTGCCCGTGATGGTGACGGTCGGAAACGTCTGCGTGGTGACCCCGAGTGTTGCCGAGAAAGTTGTGCGCGTGAACGAGGCCGCGATCGCTTCCGCTCGATTGCTTCCTCCGGCGCTAACGCTCCATCCCCATTCGTTCGTGTTGAATTCGATGATCGTGTCGATGATGCAGGGCAGCGCGAACGAGCTGGTGACATAGCTCGTTGAGGTGATGGACTCAGTCGTCGTTGCGCTGGTGACGAGAGAGTAAGAAGTCGATTGCGAGGTGCTGACGGAGAAGGTGACGGTGCCGCTCGAACTCGAGGTGCTGGACAGAAAGCTGTAGCTGGCAGATGTCGACGCCGTCGTCTGGCCGTTCGCCGTGGTGGTAAAGGTGGCCGTGGTGGAGCTATAGCCGAATGAGCTGTTCCAAAGGCTCGTCGTGGTGAGTGAGCTCGTGGAATTTACGATGCTGCTCGTCTGCGTGCTCGTCCCATTTATTCCGATCAAAGTGGAATGCGTGATCGTCGATCGCGTGATGAAGATCGTGCCGCCGTTCACCGAGGAGCTGTTTGAGATGATGAACTCGATCGTTAAATTGGTGGTCGCCGAACGGGTCGCAAAATTTGTTCCGGCAGTAAAGCTGATGAGCGCGGTAAAAGCATTGGACTCAATGCGGCTCGACTGCCCAAACGACGTGCTCATCGAGCCGATTTCAGACTGGCTCGACGAAAAAGTTTTCTCGGTTGTCGATCCGCCGGGGATCGTTGGATTCCCTCCGGTTGTGGTGACGGCCGGTGTTTGAGTCACATCCGACGTCGACCTTGTCTCAAAAAATATCCCCCAAAACGACGCGTATGTCGTGGTCAGCGTTTGCGTGGTATTCGTCGGATTCCGGTACGTCCGAGACGTATTGGCGGAAATGAAGCTCGCGATTTCGCTGCGTGTTCCAGCGCCATCGCGCGTCACGCTCGTCGTTCTCGTCGCGACAAGAGTATTATTCGTAGATGTCGTGAAGCTCGTTCCGGTGAAGGAACTCGACGACGTCTGGGCGACCGACGCCGCGCTGGTCTGCTCATAGGACCACATAGCTCACACCGCCGTTATAGTCCACGTGTAATATATGTCGTATGGCAGCGTGCCTGGCGATGGCGCGCTTTTGCTGACACGAAATACTTCGGTTCCGGCTGCTGCTAAACTGCCGGGCCCAATCACGCGAAACCAGACGAGATCCACCACGACGCCCAACAGGTACGCGAAAGCGGTCGGAGGTTGACCCTGAAGCGTAGGAACGCCAGCGGGCGGGCTGCTATCGAATGAGAGCGTCGCCGATGCGATTTCGCCATCGGACGCCGTGACGTTGAGGACGAGATAATACACACCGCTCGCCGCGAGGGAAAAAACGTCGTCGTAGTTCGACGGAAGAACGCCGTTGATGGTGCCCGGCCGAACGAACGTGTCTCGAGGATCCCCGGATGTGTCGAACGTAACGTCGAAGGGAGGCGGAGTTCCACCGTCCCCGCCGGCGCTCGGCGCGGAGTCCGGGCTCTTGATCGTGTCGATCTGGCGATCGAAACGTTCCGAGGGTTCTTCGCCGCCACCGAAAGGGAAAGGCGTAGGAGGTGGCGGCGCGTCCGGTATCGGAGGAAGTGGCATCAGAAGGAGAACGTTGTGACTTCGCGTTGCCAAACAACCGTGCCGGAAATGTCCGTGAGGTACGGCGTGTTTTTGATCGCGAGCGTTGTCGAACCGCTGGGAGGCGCGGTCGGGCTCGAGGCGACGCGCGTCGCCGAGTAGCTGTCGCAAAGCACGCCGTTGTAATCTGCGTTCGTTCCGAAAACCGTCACGCCGCTCGCGAGATAACCGGTGAGTGCCTGGCTGCCCTGAACGGTTTGACTCGGCACGGTCGGAGTCTCGGTCGTCGTGTAGGTGTAGAAGAAACTCGCGTAGGATGTGATCTGAAACGGCGCGGTCGAAATCTGCGTGACATCGAAGTCGACCGTGACATCCGCAATCAACCGACGCTTCACCGGCGGCTGGAGGATTAACTGAGTGCTGACGAAATAGGCGAGGCCCGGAAACGGGTAGTCGTCGATCTGGGTTTTGATCGTCCTCGATGGCGGTGGTTTTATCCAGCGCGCGCGATTCACAAAGTAGCCGTCATTGGGCTCCTGACTGAGCGTCGTATTGTAGCCGGTGCCGGAGCCCGGATAGGCTGGAATGGCCGCGGTTGCGCCCAACTCAGTGACATCGTAGACGAACGATCCATCCTCACGAGCGGTCGTGATCGTGTCGACGCGCCCGAGTCCCTTCGCATAGACGACCGTCCACATCCGGTATCCAGAATCGTCCTCGTATCCCTCCCGAATTAAAATGCTGCTCGCCGGCGGTGAGCTGACTGGATTGGTGTTTTGCGTCAGCGAGGTGAGCTGACGAATCGTGTAAATCGTGACGCCTTTTGTGACGCCGAGATCGACGGACTGGCTGTAACGAGTGTCGTAGCCGACAATGCCGCCACCGCCGGCCGCGCTCGAGTTGCTGAACCCGTAAGTGTAAACCGGCAGACCGTTGATGAACTCCGTCGACGTCGTCACGAGCGTCCAACCCGTCGGCGTCGGCGGAACCTCGTTGAGATATTTCAGTTCACGGAGCAGCAATCTTCCTCCGAAGAGCAGCCGCTCGTTGTCGGAGAGCTGTCCCTTGTCGATGAAGGTGCGCGTCGTTCGGATCAGCGTCCCGTCGTCGGTCGCTTTCGTGAACTGCAGATAACAATCGGTGTGCGGCGCCGGCGCCTGCGTGACGCCGACCTCGTAATTGTAGGTAGCGGTGCCGGCCGAAAATTGAAGATAGTCCAGCGCGACGGTTTTATTTCCGTACTGGTCGAATGAGACCGATGGGTTGCCGACGACGATCTGCTCGTTGAGCGGGATTTCCTCGTAGGTGCGGACGAGTTTAGGCGGCGTCGCGGTCGGCTCAGTCGGCTCCTGGCTAGTTTGTCCGCTGATGTCCTGTTTGACTAACCGGCATTGCGGGAAACTGAGATCAGCCGTTCCCCATTGCTCCCAGATATCGGCGAGCAACTTCGTCGGATCCTTGGCAACGAAGTCCAGGACGTCGTACATCCGCGTAACCCGGAGGCGCATGTCCGGAAGCCGTTCTGTTGATGGAGCGCGATTCCGCGGGTCGAGTTTTGCCATTTTGGGGGCTGCCGGTTGAGCCCCGGTCTCATTGCGTAATTGACAAAAAAGGTCGATGCGAATTTGTCGGGCTATGCCCGATCCTATCGCGGGGGTTACTCCCGATACCGTTCCCGACACTATCCCTGATACGCAGCCGATTCAGAAACCGGCTAGTTCTTTAACAACGCAGGAGGCCACGAATCCCGGATTCGAATCCGAGGTTCAAAGTGCAAACTCACCCGATGAAGTTCTGAAACTGCTCAACAGAGTCAGGACTGAAAAAGCGCCCGTGAAGAAAGAGGACAAGCCGGCCGAGGCAAAGCCGGACGATGTCGTCGTTCCCACGGATGGCGTAAAACCCGGCGAGGGGGAACCCCCCGCAGGAAATCCGGACGAGGTGGTTACGAACGAGCCCGCAGCGGGCGACCCACCAGTAATCGACCCGGACGCCGATGCCGACGAGACCGAGATCCCCGACGACGGGGTTGCTCCGATCACCGCATCAAAGACGCGACTACGACTTCCAGAAGGTGACAAGGAGGGGAGATTAGCGGCTGCATATTTGCAGCGAAACAAAGATTGGTCGATGGGCCAGGCGATCGACGCGGCTCGGAAACAACTCGGAACGGCGAAACCGCCCGAGGGAAAACCCGATGCTGCTGCGAACCCTGAAAGCATCGCGCCAACCGAGACCCTTGAAACCGTTTCAGCCGAGATCGAAAGACTCGAGGCCGAACGGTCGAGAGCGGTTAAGGAACTTCGTTTCGAGGACACCGACGGATTGGACAAGCAGCTCCGAAAGCTGGACCGAAAGCACACCGCTCTTGAGCGGGAGGCAGAGGCCCAGGGACGGGAGCGGCAGGCGCAAGCCAAAGTTCAGTACGAAACGGCGTTCGCGCGATCGAACACCCAGGCGGTCGGACTTTATCCGGACGCGGCTAACATTGAGACCCCACTCGCGAAGAAGATGGTGGAAATCGAGAAACTTCTCGAAGAAACCAACGATCCGCTGTTCCGGGATCCCAACAAGCCCCTTGTTGTAGCGCAGATGGCTGCGAGAGAGTTGAGGATTGCACCAAAGGCCAAAAGCACCGCGCCAGTCGTGAAGCCGGCCCTGAAACCGGCGGCACCCGCGGTGCCAGTAGCAAAACCGAAAGGGATGCTACCTGCAGGTGGCTCCACCACTGCCCCAGTCGCAAATCCACACGCGGAGATGAACTCCAAAATTCAGTCGGTGCAGAACCCTGATGACCTCAAGAAAGAATTGAAGAAATTAGGGATTTCTCTGCCGGGGATTTAGTTTCCGCCCGTTCCGGTAGGCTACCGGTGTCAGCGTCTCTCTCACAATGTCTTGGCAACTCGGCACACCCAACACGGGCACGGCTCTCGCAGCTCTCGACCCGAATTCGGTCCGTCTTCTCTGGCAGAAGACGGTCGACGTCTTCGAACAAACCGAAGATTTTTTCCAGCAGTTCGAAGGAACTGACCGCAACTCCCCGATTCGTGTCCTGACCGACACGGCCGCGGGCCGCGGACTAACCCTCCGCATCACTGCCCGCGCCGGTTACTACGGTCCCGGCAAGTCCGGAGACTCGCTGTTCAACAACAGCTCCGACTTCGAGCCGGACATCATCAACAGCTACTCGGTCTCCGTCGACTTCCTGCGCAATGCGACGTCGATCACCGAGCGCACTGACGAATACATGGGTATGCAGGGCGAGCTTGCTGACGGCCAGGCGGTCGAACTCGGCAAGTGGATGGGTCGTGAGAAAACGGCCCGCATGATGATGACGTATCGCCTCAAGGGCGGTCCGGAAAACTTCATCGTCGCCGCCGGTCGCCCGACCGAGGCCACGCTCAAGACCGCGGACGGTCTCAGCTACAACGAGCTCGTCAAGATGGGCCAGCTCCTCAAGCCCCTCGGCGGTCGCCCCGCCAAGGTCGCTACGATCAACGGCAGCGAGGTGTTGAAATACATCGTCGTTGGTACGACCCCCGGTCTGTTCAGCCTCAAGACCGACGACGATTACAAGCTCCTGCTCCGCGACGCGGCTCCCCGTGAAAACTGGGACAAGAATCCGCTGTGGAACGGTGGCTATGCGGAAATCGACGGTCACTCCATCCGCGAGTATAACCCGATCGACCACGACGGCTACGGCCCTGTTGGTTCGGCGTTCAACCCGAAAGCCTTCCTCGGTGGAGCCATCACGGCCGGCACCGCGGCGTTCGACGTTCTCGGCGGCGGCTCTGCGGCTGCTGCGGCGTACACCAACATCCAATACTTCCGCTATTTCGATAACTACGCCTTCGAGTTCCTGCCCGCCGACATCTTCACGCCGGGTTCGACTGAGAAATATTTTCTCATCATCAATCCGTCGAACGCGGCGGTTGATCCGGGTCTCGTCGGCATGTACGCGTACACGACCGGCAACAACGGCAACAAGATCACGATCACGAAGCGCCTCGCGTCCGTTCAGAACGGGCCCGTTGCACTCGCGACCGTCGGTTCTGTCACGTGGAACAGCGGCGTTTGGGTCGGCAAGCACACGATGGTTCACCCCATCGGCGCGACGATCGTTCAGTGCAACGCCTTGGGCGTTCCGATCGGCGACACGATCATGATGGGCGCCGAGGGCGTCGTTCGTGGTTACGGCAAATGGCGCAACAAGCGGTCGCAGTGGATGGTTGATGGCGACTTCGAGACTCGCAAATACATCACGTCCGTCTTCGGCCAGGCGCTCCGTAAAAACGTTCGCAACGTGTATCCGGGTTACACCCGGCTGCGCCACGCGATCGAGTACCCGGAGCTTGGTCTCCCGGTTGTGGTGTAAGTCAGTGGTTTGATATTCCTCGAAAAGTGGCGCCCGGTGCTGGTGGCCGGGCGCGCACTTCTCTCACTTTATGCAGTTCATCGCTTATCTGATCGGAAACCCTCACGTGCAGGGTTGGCATCGCCGCGACTTCAAATGGAACGACGCGTACAAGTGCTACGTTTACCAAGATCGCACGTTCGACGAAAAGGAGTTCAACACCGTCATGCCGGTCATCTGGAAGAAATACCGCGAGGTATTCCCCCAGTTCAAAATTGTCTCCGATCCCGAACCCGCTCCCGCGCCCGCCGCGGTCGTAGCCGTTCCGGCGATCGAAGTCCCATCGCTGCCGGCGGAAATTACCGTCGATCAGGCAGTCGACACTCTTATTCGGCTGGCTCCTGAAAAGCTCCGGCTGCCAAAAGTCCGTCCGCCCGTTGCGGCTCCGGTCTAACGCTGATGCCCCTACAAGTCGTCCAAGTCCGCAATTCTCTCCTTAGCGTACTTGGGTTCGACGTCCCTGCGGCGGCGCCGACGCTCGCGCTGGATGACGTTACGATCGCGCTCAACGGTGCGATGCAGATGCTCCAGACCGCCGGTGAAGATTATTTCACGCGCACAACGCTAACCCAAATTGTGTCCGCCGGCACGGCGAGCTACATGCTTCCGCAAGCCGCGCAAAATGTCATCGGTCCGATCCGCTTGGATGGACGGCCGTTGATGGCTCTCGAGAACCAAGGTCAATACGATCAGTACGACCGCATCTTCAACGGTGGATCCTCGTTCGGTCCAGGATCCGGAGTCCCGAAGTCCTACCACTGCCAGAGCACGCGAGTCGGCACTGTTGGCGACATCAGTCGGATTTTCATCTGGCTCGCGCCGATGCCGATCACGAGTGGTTTACTTTCGGTCGAAATCGTGAACGACGCCGTCAGCTACGTGGTCGGGGATCTTTCCAGCACCGCCGAAATGCCCATCGGCCAGAATTACACGGAGACGATTTTCCTGCCGATCGCGCGGTTCCTTGTCACGCGGAGCTCACTGTTCAGCCGGCAAGAATTGCTGAAACCGCTGACCTCGGACTATCAGACCGCGCTTGCTCGGCTCGGCTTCACGGGCGGATTTCCGAACGCGACCCAACAGCTCCCGAAACGTGAGGTGCAGGCATGACAACCGTCGAACTAATCTCCCGTGTCGCGCGTCGCGCCCGCAGTGGCGGCGATTTCACGAAGCTCTCGATGCTCGAGCGCATGGACGTCCTGAGCGCGATCAACGGCGCCATTCAGGAGGTTTACGAACTGCTGCCGGTTTACCTCAAGGAGCAGACTCTCGGCTTCACGCTGCCCGCGCAGGTCACCGTGCCGGCCCTTGGCGTCACGAATGGCAGCAAGGTCGTTACCGGCTACGCGTTCACGGCGGACCAAATCGGCCGCAGCATCCTGATCGAAGGCGACGGCGTGGTGAATCAGCTACTCGGCAACGGCACAAATCTGAGTCTCCTCAACGATTACCAAGGTCAGACCGGAACAGTCGGAGCCACGATCTACGGCGACACGTGTTACACGACCGGCGTCCCGTTTGACCGCATCGTCGGAAATCCGGAGTACGGCGATCAACGGCAATGGCCGATCATGCGCCGCACCGGCAACCCGTCGGATTATCAGTTCTTCGGTCTCCTGCAGGTCGGTCGGCCAATGTATTGGTGGGTTCAAAACATGGGCAACTCTCAGGGGAACGTGCCGATCCTCGTGATGAAGTTTTTCCCGATGCCAGACACCGCGTACACGGTTAAAGTCCGCATCGCGTTTTGGGCGCGGCGCCTCGTGTTGGCCGACTATGACGACGCGTCGACGATCACCGTCTTGGATCAGTTCCTCGAGTCCGCACTGATTCCGCTGGCGCTCCGGCAATTCATGTTGAGCCCCGCGTGGGAGAGGCTTGGTCCCCAAGCCGATCAGGATGTGCGCGACTCGGCGGCGCGTGCGGAAGTTTTTCTGCGTAAACAACCCGGCCAAGTCGGCGCTCCGGCGAATCAAGTCGGAACCCCGTTCGGCTACTAATTCAAATCATCATGTTCAGCGTCGACGTTAACAACCTGAAGGGCGAACGGGGTTCGGTCTATATCCCTGCCGCTGACACTGCCCTCTACACCCCAGACCAAACAAAGGGTTGCTGGACCGCGATCGAGTGCATTGCGGACTGCATTTTCACGACGCTTGTCGACGAGACGAGTCTCCCGAAAGACGTGCACACCATCACGCTTCTCGCCGGCCGCGTGACCTACGGTAATTTTTCGGCCGTCAAACTCGCGAGCGGTTCGGTCAAGCTCTACTACTGATGCCCGCTCAGGCAAACGGCCTCGCGCTGCCCCTGATCGACACGGCGGAGAGTTCACCGGCTCCCCCGTCACTCCCTTCAATTTTGCTCGAGAACGGCACTTTCATGCTGCTCGAGGACGGCACCAATATCTTGTTAGAATAATCCAGCCATGAGTTCTAAAATTTCCGCAATGGACGACGGCGGCTCAGTTCAGGCCGGCGATCAATTTCCTGTTCTTCGCGCCGGTGCTAATTTTCGCGCCGTCATCGGATCCATCCAATCGATTAGCGGCGCCAAGACGATCGCGGCAACCGACAACGGCTCGCTCATTCGCTGCACCGCAAATCTCAATATCCAACTCGACGGCGTGGCAGCGAAGACTCGCTTCGAGGTTGTGTGCATCGGGGCAATCGCAGTCACGTTTTCGGCCGGCTCCGGAATGACGATCAACGGATTTCCCGGCGTTAGCGGCGATGGCGCGGTGGCTACGCTGGTACAGATTTCAGCGACCGTCTGGGAAATCTATGGGCCGACCCAAGCCTCCGGACTCAATACCGGGCTGTTCGCGTTTTACCCAATGGACGAATCAGCGTCCGGAACTACGGTGCGCGACGTCTTCGGCGGAGAAACCGCCACTGCGGGAACGGCCGCGGCTGGTGGAGTCGGGAAAACGCGATTGGCAGCAAAGGTGTTCACAAACTCAGCTTCGCAAGTCTTCGTGACGAGCACCGCATCCGGCGACTTAAAGTTCAATCGAGGCGCGGGTGCGCTCCAAATTAGCGCATGGGTGAAACTGGTTTCGCTCGCGACCTCGACGCACGTAGCGACGCTCTTCGTCACTACCGGTAACAAGCGCGTCTGGCTGATGGACATTACCACCGGTGGCAAAGCCCGGTTTGGTATCTCTACCGCGGGAACCTCGGCCAACGTCCTCGCGACATCTACTCCTACTCTAGTTACGGGAACGTGGTATCATCTGGTTGGTTACTATAACCCGACGACAGGTAAAGCCGGTATCATTGTGAATAATGGAACGGCTGACGAAGCCACGGCTTCAGCTGGCATGTTTGTTACGACGGGCATTGGTATGTGCATTGGCGGACAAGAATCCGTCTCGAGCGCGCAGGCCGCACTCCAAGACATCGGCTTTTGGTCCCGCAATCTCACCGCGGCTGAAATCGCTACGCTCTACAACGCGGGTGTTGGACGCAGCTATCCGTTCATCCCCTGATGCTCAACACGTCGAGTCCACAGCCGGGGCCGATGGGGGCGCCGATCCTCACAGCCGACTCCTCGTATGGAGCCATCACGGTCACGAGCGCGAATGTCTTCGTGCCGACGGTGGCGGACGTGAACTGCTACAACCACGGCCCGCGCTTGTACCGTCTGCCCGGAAGCTCTCGCATTTATATGTTTTGGCAGCAGGGTCCGCGAAACGAGGATGGCGGCGGAGTTCATCTCACTGGAGTTTACAGTGACGATAGCGGGGCGACCTGGTCGTCGCAATTTACATTCCAAACCGCATTTGATGCGGATGACCTCACTGGAAACGTCACGAGCCACCAGTGCATCATTGGAGACATGGTGACGTTTGACGGTCGATCTTTTGTCGTTGGAGAAATTCACGAAATCACTTGGGCGTCAGACGTGCAAACGTCGAGAATCAACATGGGGAACATGGCGATTGAAATGACGGGAGGAGTTTTTAGTGCGCCGAAATGGATCACGGGTTCGGGTGGGCTTTCGCTTTCGTTTTGGTCGGGCGCCGTCCTAAGCGGACTCCTGACCGGGATGTCGTCGCCAGGCTATAACGGCGGCGGAATCAACACGCGTGGTTATCCCAAGATCGCGAATGGAGAGCCGGACCTTATTATCGAGGGCAAAGTTTTCAAATATGCGGACGGATGGGTGAGGATCGGTCGAGGATACAATCCTCTAAGCGGGGTCTCGCTCAGTAGCTTCATTTACACGCAATGGAGTCCTAATGGCGTGATTTGGAGCAGGGAACAGGTATCAGCTATCGCGAACGCCCCGGCGTTGATCGATGGAATTAAAATGGCGAACGCCAAATACTGCCTTGCTTGGAATCCTGACGTCGATCGCAACAAACTTGTGTTGGCTGTTGGCACCAACGGCCTGAACTACGGCAGTTCGTATTCCGTGCGCAGTGGAACTGGAACAACGCCGACGTTTCCTGGCGCCTACAAGGGCGGCGGGCCCCAATACCCTTCCATCGTCGAGCGTGATGACGGCAAACTGCTCATCGCTTATTCGATCTGGAAAGAAAAGATCGCTGTCTCGATCGTCACCGTACCATAAAATATCATCGCCATGAAAAACGGAAATAGCGGAGAGGTTGCCACAATCGTACTAGTCGTTCTTGGACTGCTCGGCGCCACTCAGCTCGTCCCGAATTGGCGCGTGACAAATCTTTTCTCCAAAGGGCCAGCGACGAAAGAACTGCGGGCAGCCCAGGAGGCGGCAGCCAAGGCCAACGCCGAGGCCGTCGCGGCAAAGGCAAACTACGAGGCGGCATTGCTCAAGCAGCAGCAGAAGACGGCCGAACAAGCGCAATACTCTCAGCAAATGGTCCACGGGATCCCGATCGCACTCGCCCGCGCGCCGCAGACTCCGGAAGTTGTTTTTGCCTCCGGTCTCGCTAGGCGGGCGTCCAAAGGGCTCTCGGAGGCGATTGGGGAACTGCCGGCGAGCCAGCAGAGCGAAATCGCATTCCTCGTCGATCAAGCGTTGTCGGCGAAGCAAGCCGAGGTTGATGCGGCCAACGCCGCGCTCGCGCTAAAAGACAAAGAACTGGCCGTTACCACCGCGGAGAAAAAGCAGATTGAGGCCAAGCTTCCTGAGCTGGAGAAAAAGGTCGTGGCTACAGAGGCAAAGGTTGTGGCGACCGAAGGCGTAGTCGTGGCGAAGACAAATGAGGTGGCGGTCTACGCAGACAAAGCGGCCGAAAAAGAAAAGGAGGCCGGCTCACTAGGTACATTGGTGCATAAACTATTTTGGGTCATAGGAGTTCTCGCTTTGCTCTACGTCTTCGTTCATTTCGTTCTGCCGTCACTCGCTCAGGAATTTCCCGCTGCTCAGAAATTAGTCACGTTCAACAAGGCAGTGAAAAGCATCGTCAGCTCACACGTGTAACCCAAACCCGCAGCTCCATTCTCAACCGCACCAACACTCTAAAAGTGGGTCGGTAAAGGCATGGAACTGCTACAAACCATTCTTCCCTTGGACCCTGAAATTTTCGATAAATGGATGAAGCGCCAAGACAGCGTTCTGAGTCTGGTCAAATGGATTGCAGGCCTCGGCTGCACCTGCGCCGGCGGAATGGTCGCCGTCGTCATCTGGGTGAATAACACAACCACTGCGATCGCCTCGACCCAGCAGCGAATCGACGTGGTAAACCGGCGCCAAGACGATTTGGTTCGGGACTGGACTCCGTGGCGCGCGGAGACTGATCGAAACATTACGCGCATGCTCGCTCTCCAGGAGGGTCAGCAAAAACTCATGGAGCGGCTGGCCGACAAGGTCGACCGTCGTCAATGAGCGCCGAGGGGGAACATGTTTCCCAAAGAGAATTCCTCGAGCGCATCATAGATGAGCTAGATTCTCGCTACCAACAGCTCCTAGCTGAACGCGACGCTCGCTACCAACAGCAGTTCACGTCCGCTCGTGAAGCGGTGGACAAAGCAGAGACGTCACTGCGAGAATATAAGACATCGGCGAACGAATTCCGCGGGACACTGGCCGACCAGGCTAAAACTTTCGTCCCACGCATCGAGTACGAGAGCACCATCAAGGAACTGCGGGCGATGAATGAGGCTCAGGCAAAACTCATCGTGACACTGCAACTCGGCGAAAGCCGGGATGAAGGCGGATCCCGCGCTACCGCTACGTCGAAATCGAACAACCAATGGCTGATTGGTCTCACTGTCGTCGTTGGCCTCTCAGTCGTCAGCGGCATCGGCTCGCTGATCTTTTTTCTGGTGACCCGGAGGTGACTGAGCTTTTCCGCTATTTCTGTGGAAAAAGGCTTGCCTTGGTGCATCGGTGAACCATTCGTCACGCCAGTCGGTTTAGCGTATCCCTCGCGGCCGGCGAAAAATTATGTCTCCCTCCAACGAATCGAGTGAATTCCAACTTGTCGGCCGCGAAAACGACGATCAGGTCGACAACCAAGGAGGCGGCGCCGCTCTCGACGTAGCGACGTCCCGCGCCGCTTCCGAAGTCCAAAGCGCGATGATTATCGCGAAGAAATTCCCGCGGGACGAAAACAAAGCGTACAGCCGGATCATGCAGTCGTGCAAAAGAAAGTCTCTCGCCGACGCCGCGATCTACAGTTTCCCGCGCGGCGGCACGACCGTTGAGGGTCCGTCGATTCGCCTCGCCGAAGAAATGGCCCGTCAGTGGGGCAACGTCGATTTCGGCATCATCGAACTCGAGCAGCGTCCGGGTGAGTCGACGTGCATGAGCTACGCGTGGGATCTCGAGACGAACACGCGCCAGACGAAAGTTTTCACCGTCAGCCACGTTCGCGTCAGTGGCAGCGGCAACAACAAGAAGAAGACGCTTCTCGACGACCCGCGCGACATCTACGAGATGGTCGCCAATCAGGGCGCCCGCCGGCTCCGCGCCTGCATTCTCGGCATCATCCCCGGCGACATCTGCGAAGCCGCCGTCGACGAGTGCAACAAGACGATGGCCGGGCCGGACTCAACGCCCCTCATCGACCGCGCTCGCGCGATGGTTGGAGCGTTCTCGGATTTCGGCGTCACGATCGCGATGATCGAGAAACGCCTCTCGCACAAGATCGACGCCATTTCTGAGGCTGAACTGCAGACGCTCCGGAAAGTTTACAAATCGATCAAGGACGGCATGGCGACTCGCGAAGCTCACTTCGACCTTGGCGAGAAACAGGAACGTCCTCCAGCGCCGCCGAAAGCCGCTACCGGTGCAGCCGCGGCCCAACAGCCCGAAACACCCCCGGCCACCACGCCACCGCCAGCGGAACAGCCCGCCAAGACGCGCCAGCGCGCTCCCAAGCCTGCCGCCGAGCAACAGCCGTCCACGCCGCCGCCGGCCGCTCCTGACGCTCCACCGGAGCCGCCGGAGGAACCTGCGCCGAAGCCCGAGGAGAAGAAGAAACCCGAGCCGCGCACGTCTCTCAACGACGGCGAAATCCTAGTGTGCACTGTCGCTCCCGAGGAGATCACGGCCCTGCTGATCGGCACCAAGCCAAGCGTGCAGATCGAACTCGGCGGCGGCTACCGCGGTCGCGTTTATCACTTCGGCGGCGCCAAGGCGGACGCTCAGAATCCCGAGCAACTTTTGGTCGATCCGATTTGGGCAATGGACCGACCGGTCAGGGTTGAGCTTGTCGGCAAAAAGCAGAATTCCGGAGGAGTCATGACCTTCGTTAAAAACGTCAGCGCCGACAACATTCCAAAGGAGTAACGCATGTCCTCAATCCAACCGCCCGACGAACCTGCCGAAATCGTCGTAGTCGGAGATGTGCCGTCGTCGCCGCAGGTGCTCGTCAACAATGCATTCGTGCGCGAACTGACAAGCGCCGAGGAACTCGTCGACGGACTGGAAATTCTCAGCGAGAACAACCTCCAGCTCTCCGCAAACCTGTTCAACAATCTGACGAAAGCGGCGTCGAAACTCGAGGACGCGCGCACAACCCTCAAGGCACCGTTCATCGACTACGGACGCAAGATCGACGCCGCGGCTGCCGCGGTCGCCCAACGGATTGCCGCCGTGAAGTCGGCGCTGAACGTGAAGATGCGCGACTTCCGGGAAAAACAGGCGGCAATCGCGCGCGAAGCGGAACAGAAACGTCAGGAGGAACTCCGTCGACTCGAACAGCAACGACTCGCCGAGGAACGGGAACGCCAGCGCCTCGCAGACGAAGAGGCTGCACGCATTCGCGCCGCTCAACCGAAGATCGCCGCGGTGGAGCTGGACCTGCCGCCCGACGAACCGACGCCGGTCGAACAGAAGATTGCCGAGGTTCAGGCTGCACCGGCGATCGTGGCTCCGAAGCCGCAGGGCGTCCGCTACGACATTACTCTCAAATTCGAAGTGGAGGATGTTTCAAAACTTCCTGACGCCTACGTGACGAAGAGCGCCAATCTGTCGAAGATTCGGGGACTCACCGCGGGTTACCGCGAAGGACAACCGCTCCCAGTCGTGCCAGGAGTTCGTTTCTTCGAGGACCGTCAGTTTCGGGGGACGGGCCGGTGAACTGGTTTACCAAATGGCGCGCAAATCGCCGGGAAGCGAAGCGCAAAAAAACTGTTTTGAAAATGACCATTGAACTCGCGGGTATGAACGCGGACCTCGAAATGCGTCTGCGCATAACGCAGACCATAACGAAATCTGATCCCCATTGGTTCTATAGCTTGGCTTCTCTGTCTGGAGACGTGGCGCGCCTAACCAAACAACTGGAGGAATTGAAACGATGAAACTCGCTCCACTAGTCGACAGAGTTTTCTCCGCACTGACCAACCGCGCACTTCGCGCCGAGGCGGACCGAGATACCGCGATCGAGCTGCTGAAAAACGCCGACCGAGAGGTAGTCCGGCTAAAGGAACGACTGACCTACGCAAGCGCGGAAAATTATAGACGTCCCATTTTTTGAAACCATGAAAATATTCAAATATCCGTTCGCTATCCAGCGTCGCGCCACCGTTGAGATTCCATCTGGTCACGTGTTGATCCACGCCGGTCTCGATCCCAAGGGGATCCCGTGCGTCTGGGCGATGGTTGATGCCGACACGCCGAAACGCGAGGTCGTGCTTTACGTTATCGGCACCGGGCATGACGTCCCCGAGGAAGCCCCGCGGCATCTCGGCTCATTCGTTCGCGAGGATGATGTCTGGCACATCTTTATATGAACGACAAACTTCCCGCCAGCGTCTCCGATCGCTGGTTCCTCGCCGTCGCTTGGGGCGAGAAATACAATTCCAAGATCGTGCACACGCGCGAAGTGATGAAGACACTTGCCGAATGGTTGTTCGGCACGGTCGAGAATGCCGACCCGGTCGAGATGGAACAGCACGCGCGCAGCCTTTCGGATCCCGAACACTGGATTGAGTGCGATGGCAAACCGGTCCGCTGGCAGGTCACGATGGAAGACGGGGCGGTCAGCTTTGCGCTGATCGACGACCCGGAGGACGTGAAACTTCTCAACGGAGCGCGCCCGTGTCCGGTCACTTAATCATGTCTGCCGTCTCCGGTATCCAGGAGGCGGCTGCTAAAGAAACCGCCGTTAAGTCTATGGATTCACTCGAGAACAACCTGCTTCGATTGGCGCAATTCGGTGAGCCGACCATGCACAAAATGAAATCCGGTTGGTGGGTGACGCTGAACCTCCACGTCGCCGGCATCGGCACGTCGATCCGGATCGAATCAGAATCAAGCTGCAAGACACCGACCGACGCCGCGCGCCAGTGTGAAGAACGCCTAAAAGAAATGCTTTCAAAACTCCCGCGCACGTGAAAACCGAGATCCCAAAGGTCGTTCTAAAAAACAAAATCCTCGTAGGCTGGGGTGAATTCCTGCCTTGGGCGCTCAATAACGTGCCCGAATATCGCGCGTGCTTTATGACGATGGCGGAAGGCAAATGCTCGATTGAACAAGCGATGATGCTGATCGGAGTCTTGCTGATTGAGAAAAACCACGCGCTTGCCGAGCGGGTTCGTGACCTCGAAATCATCGCGCCGCGTAAAATGCGCTTTCCGGATGGTTCGATTCGGGTCTACCGAGCGCCAGAGCATTTGCTCCCTCTCGAGCCAGATACGGCCAAACCATTCCCGCCGGCCGCACCGACAAAAACTGATGGCTAAAAAAGAAGACGATTTCTCCCTTCGTTGGTTCGGCATTCCGGACAAGATTATCGTCGCCGGATGGAAAGCACTTGAGCAGATGCCGCGCGGATTCCCTCACAAGGAGGGCGCCGTTTATTGCCTCTGCAACCAATGCTACCTCAAACGGGAGGCGAACCACATGCCGCCAATTCGATGAAGCCGATCATCCGCTGCAGCTCACTCAGCCAGCTCCTCAAATGCCACGGCTCACGCACGATCATCGAACGCGTGAAGCCGCGCGGCGGCAACGAAGCTTACGAGGGCACGTTCATCCACTGGCGGACCGCCAAGGATCTGATCGAACACATGGGCGCCGAGGGCACCGTCCCGGATTGGCCCCACGGCGTCCCGCGGACCTACAAACTGCCGCGGCAATCCGAATGGCTGATAAACTGGTTCGTCATCCACGCCAAGGAGACGATCCCGGACGATTGGTCGCTCGAGGTTGAGAACGAGCTCCGTTGGGAATTCGACCGCTTCATCCTCGTCGGTCACCACGATCTTTTGGCGACGAACCTCCAGCCAGGTGCACGCAAGACACACGGTGCGGACTGGAAGTCTGTCTACAACGCCGTTCCGCCGGCCGCGCAGAACGACCAAGTTCTCGGCTACCTCGTCCTCGAACACCTCAACTACGACACCGACGAATCGTCGTTCGACATCGAACAACCTCGTGTGAAGCCGGAGGACGGCGAAAAATCCAGCACGGTGACGCTCAACCGCGCGCAGTTGCAGAAGGCCGTCGCCTACCTCGAGAGCGCCATCAACGCGGCACTCGACGACCCTTACACGACCGACGACGGACCGACGCAATGCGCTTTCTGTGCCGGCGCGCTCCAATGTCCCTCAATCCAACTCGAGATCGAAAAAATGAAAGCCACTCTGACACCCGAACTGCTGGCGCGGCTCGCCGCTGAACCCGATGACGCACTGCTTGGCGACATCGTCGTCGCGGCAAAAATTCTCAAGAAGCCGTTCGAGGACGCCGGCGAGATGATCCGCGACCGACTCGCAGCCGGCGACGGCCGCGTCAACGCCGGCAACGGAACGTCGATCACGATGGAGCTTCGCGCCGGAAAATACTCGGTAAAGGAGGGCCAGGAAATGGAGGTGCTGACAACCGTCCAGAGCCTTATACCGCCGGCGGAATTCGCCAAGGTCATCAACTACTCGACCGACGAACTCAAACAGGCGATCGCGCGCACTCGCGGAATCCCGCAGGACGGTAAGTCCCCAACCACCGCCAAAAAAGTCTTCATCGAGCAGATCGCGCCGATGATGGAACAAGGGCAAAGCCGCGTTCTGAAATACGCGTAGTCTCGTGGATCCTCTTTTCCGTACCATCACCGCCGACGACTGGCGCCGCTCAATCAGTCGATCGCGCAAAGAACCCAATGCCTGGCTCGCCGAAGTGCGGGCCAAGCTGAAAACCGAGCAAACAGAGAAAGCAAAACATGAACTACCTCGAAGAACGCGAAGTGCGCCGCCGCAATAAAACCCGGATGCGCCTCCCCCAGCTCAACAAAGCGAATCGCATCGCCAAGCGCCACGCCGCGACGAGCCGCTACGTCCGTCTAGCCGTCAGCACGCCGGCGCCGGAGCTGGTTCTCGCGTGAAGGTCCTCGCCATAGACCCAGGATCGGAAGAATCCGGGATGCTGATTTGGGACGGCCGCGAAATACTTTTTCACGGCGTCCTGAAAAATCCGGAGCTGCTGATCGCGATCGAGGAGCCCGAAGTTGTGCCCGACGTCGTCGCCTGCGAGATGATCCAAGGCTACGGGATGGCGGTCGGCGCCGAGGTTTTCGAGACCTGTTATTTCATCGGCCGCATCATGGAGCGGTGCACGAATCTGAATCTTCATTTCCACCGCGTTTACCGGAAGGAAGTGAAGACGCACCTTTGCAACGACTACAAAGCAAAGGATCCTAACATCCGCCAAGCACTCATCGACCGCTTCGGTCCCATCGGAAACAAGAAACAACCGGGCCCGCTCTACGGCGTCGTCAGCCACGCGTGGAGCGCGCTCGCGATCGCGGTCACGGCATTCGATCGATCCGCAACGATCGTTGCAGAGATCAAAGCCGCGCGCCAACGAATCGCCGCCGCGACGGGAATCAACCTCGACCTGCCATGAAAATCGCCGATCGCATCATGGACCTCGTCCATTACTGGAAGGTGCGCGGTTACAAGGTTGACGCGCTTTACCTCGGAACCGTGGAGCTGAGTCAATTAGACCTCGAAGAACATTTTACTCTCAGCGGCGCGCTCGGCACTCGTTGGAAGTGGAACGGAATGGAAATTTACCGCGTCGACGCCAGAGAGCATCTATCTGTTTCCTGTAATCTCCGATGAAATTCAAATCTAACGCAGGAACCAAAGTAGACGCCGTCCAGTGGACTGGCGGAAACCTTCCCGAATTGCTACGCGCTCTCAATGGGATCCGTCGCATCGGCGAAGTCGATGAAAAGGGTCTGATGACCATCAAGATTCCCGGCGGGACTCTGAACGTCCCCATCGGCACGTGGCTCGTGCGCGCCGGGGAGCAACTCACCGCGCACACCGCCGAAGAATTTGCCGCCAGCTACTCACCGGAACCGTAATTATGGATTCGATCGAACTCGACATCCCGGAGCTAATGCACGGGACGGGCTGGCGGTATCGTGACTATCAACTCGAGGCCTTGGCGAAAATCGAATCGGCGTGGGAAAAATACTCCCGGCTCATGCTCGTTCTCGCCGGCGGGCTCGGCAAAACGATCGTTTTCGCCGCGGAAGCCCACCGATGGGCACAGCGCGGCCGGCGCGCACTGATCCTCGCCGACACCGAGGAGCTTTGTCAGCAAGCGGCCGACAAACTCTTAGCCAGCACCGGCGTCGTCGCCGACATCGAGAAAGCCGACAGTCGCGCGTCGCTGAGTGCCGAAGTCGTCGTCGCCTCCGTGCAGACGATCAGCCGCATCGATCGCCTGATGGGTTTCCCGGAAGATCATTTCGGCGTCGTCATCGCGGACGAATGCGACCTGAGCATGGCGCCAACTTGGCAGCGGGTCCTACGCTATTTCTGTTTCGGCCGCGCGTCGCTGGATCCGGACTGGAAACTCCCGAAGCCAACCGAGGACGTGCCGACCTTCGCGAAAATCCTCGGCGTGACCGCGACCCCGTACCTGACTACCCTTGGGACGTTTTATCAGCACATCCCGATGAAGTACCGCCTCAAGGAAGCGGTGCGCGATGGCTGGCTCGTGAAGCCGATCGTCCGCCAGTTTCCAGGCGCGAACATGTCCGGCGTGAAGATCAGCCGCACCGCGCAGGGCTCGGACCTCGATGTAGCTGAGATCATCGAACGGTTGAAGCCGTTTCTCCGCGAGATGTGCGCCGGGCTTGTCCGCGAGGCTGGTGACCGCAAGAGCTTGGTTTTCGTGCCGTCGGTCGAGATTGGCCGGCAGTGTGCCGGATTCGTCCGAGAACTGGGACGCGAAGCCGATTTCGTTTCCGGTTCGTGTGACGATCGCAGCGAGAAAATTGCGCGCTACCGCGAGGGACGGCCGCAGTTCATGTTCAACGCGCTCCTACTGAAACGGGGATTCGACGACGCGGGGATCCGCGCAATCTCGATGTGGCGCCCGTCGAAGATTCTCAGCTTCTACGAGCAGGTCGTGCTCCGCGGCACACGTACCTGGCCGGGCGTCGTCGACCGCTGCTTTGGAAAACAGGAACGGCTCGCCGCGATCGCTGCGTCACCGAAGCCGGATTTCCTCATCATCGACCCGCTATGGCTGGCGACGCAGCACAACCTCGTCGGGCCGATCGACCTGGTGACCGGGGAACCGGAGGTGAAAAAGCAGATGCAGCGGGACAATAATCCCGACCTCGTGAAATCCGAAGCGGAGGCCTCCGTGGAGCTTTTGATTTCGCTCGAGCGAGAAGCGTCGAAGCACTCCGGCAAGGACGCGCGCACGATCGATCCGTTGGATTTCGCCGAGAAAATCGGCGCCGAGGAACTGCGCGACTACAGCCCGACGGAGCCGTGGGAATACATGCCGCCAACCGACGAACAAATAAAAGTGCTCCGCGGATGGGGATTCGGCGTCGAGACAATCACGACTCGAGGACTCGCGACGCGCATCATCGACCGCAAGCGTGCGCGCGACAAACTCGGACTCGCGACGCCGGCGCAGATGGAATTTCTCGGCAAGATCGGTTACCAGAATCCGGGCAATATCGAAAAAGCGCGCGCGCAGGAGTTGATGCACGGCCACCGGAAACGCTGGGCCGAACGCCGCAATAGCGCGCATGTCCGCAAAGACAGTTGACACGATCGTAACGTTTCCAGTTTCTCCACCCCGCAGGCGTTCCCTCCGCCCCCTGAGACGTATTTCCGACTCTTAACCCTTTCCGGCAACGGAAACGCCGCGCCGTTCTTGGTGCGTACCTACGCTTTGCGTGGGAGAGGGACCATTTAGACGGCGCGGCGATACCTTTTTTTCAGTGCTCCATTTTTCCAATCAACTTTTCACCTCGCCGGAAAGCCAAACTGAAAGGACGACATGCTGACGTATGGGAGTCTCTTCGCTGGCGTCGGTGGCTTCGATCTCGGCTTCGACGCGGCCGGCATGGTTTGCCGGTGGCAATGTGAGCTCGACAAGAACTGCAGGAAACTCCTGCGCGCAAGGTGGCCGCACTCAAAAATCCATGAAGATGTCCGCACTCTCCAAAGCAAAGTCCTCGAACTCGTTGATGTTATTTGCGGAGGAAGTCCCTGCACGGACCTTTCCGTGGCCGGTCTCCGCGCGGGAATGGCTGGAGAGCGGAGCGGACTCTTCTTTGAAATGGTTCGAATTTGTAAGCAGATGCGACGACGCGGGGGCGCGCGATTCATCGTCTGGGAGAACGTCGATGGAACCTTTAGCTCTAACGACGGCCGAGATTTCGCGGCTGTCCTCCGTGCTTTCACGGGCGTCGCGGTTGAAGTCCCGCGCGATGGATGGGGACGATCCGGTTTCATCAAAACTCCGTTCCCTGCGTGGCGGTGGAATTGCGCTTGGCGGATGTTCGATGCGCAATTCTTCGGAGTGGCCCAACGACGCCGTCGTGTGTTCCTTGTCGCAAGTGCTGGAGACGGACGTTGCGCCGAAATACTTTTTGAGCCCTCGAGCCTGTCGGGGGATTTTGCGCCGAGCCGCGAAACGGGAAAAGGACCTACCCCCATTCTTGAAGCAGGCGCTCGAACGGGTCGCTCAAGTGAAAACGGAAAAGCCGGTATCGGTATAGGCGAGCCCGGTGACGCGATGTTCACCCTACAGGCGAAGCAGCAGCACGCTGTTTTGCCCGACGTTGCCGATTGCCTACAGGAGCGCGACGCGAAGGGTGCGGACAGCAGCACGAAAAACGGTCACCTCATCCCGGTAGCGTTCGGCTACCAGAACGACGGCGATACGATGATGGGAATGACCAAGGGCGGAGTGCCGACCCTGAGCGCGTCGACGCGGATGGCCGTAGCGTTCGACACGACACAGATCACCAACCCGGAAAATCGGTGCAATCCAAAGGACGGGGATCCTTGTCACCCCCTCTCGGCGTCTGCGCATCCGCCGGCGATTGCGTTCAGCGGCCGTGAACGTGGCGCCGAACCGTCTTGCGGCCGTCCGCCGCGTCCGCCGCACGCGATCGAGGAAGCCGTCGGCGCGCTGGACACTGTGAAGCCGTGGAACGTAGCCACCGGCTACGCGGTGCGGCGCCTGACCCCTCGCGAGTGCGATCGCCTGATGGGATGGCCCGAGGACCACACGGCGGGCTTTCCTGACACGGTTCGCTATCGGATGGCCGGTAATGGCGTCGCCTCGCCCTGCAGCGAATGGATTGGCAAACGCATCGTGCGCCTCGCGACATGAAGAAGAAGCCGCCAACCGTTTCTTTCGACCTGCCGGACGACATGCAGACGCCGGAACAGGAGCCGACAATCTCGGCGGCGGAATACGAGGCGGAGCGGAAGAGGGACGAAACGGCCAGGTTTGCGCCGGCGCCGGCGGGAGCGCGTTCGCTTGGTCGATCGCTACCGAACAGCATAGAGGCCGAGGAATATCTGCTGAGTTGCTGCATGCTGGACGGTCGCGACGTCGTGGGCCGCTGCATCGAGGCCCACATCGACGTCGACGACTTTTATGACGGTAAGCACGGCATGATCTACGAGCGATTGGTCGACTGCTATAACCGGAATCTCGTGATCGACATCAGCGTCATCGCGGAGGAGCTAAAGGCACACCGGCAACTTGACGCCGCCGGCGGGTATGCGTTCTTGACACAGGTCAGCAGCCGCATTCCGACGACCGCCCAAGCCGGTTACTTCATCGACAAGGTGCGCGAGCAAGCGACGCTGAGAAAACTGATCCGGAGCTGCACCGGCGCGGTTGAGGACTGCTACAATTTCTCAGGCGGCATCGACGACTTCGCGGCCGACGTCCAGAAGAAGATCGCCAAGGCGGTGAACGGCTACGGGGGAGGGACCAAACCGGTCCCGCTCATCACCTACGACTATCCGACCCAGCGGGATCCCAACGTGCTCCTTGGTGACGACGATTACCTCGGCCGCGGTGGCGGAATGGTGCTCATTAGCTATGCCGGCGCCGGCAAGAGCTCACTCGTCATGCAGATGGGACTCAACTGGGGGATTGGGCGCCCCTCGTTCGGGCTCCGAAGCAATGGCCCGTTGAAAATCCTGATGATTCAGGGCGAAGATTCCCCTCGGTATCTCGGCAAAGTCGCTGCCAGCTACGCGGCTGCCGCCAAACTGACGATCGAGGAGCGCAAACTCGCCGAGCGCAACGTGCTGATCCAAGAGGTAAAGGGCGTCGCCGGCCCCGCGTTTCTCTCGAGAGTTGAGCGACTGGTTGACCAACACGAGCCGGACCTCGTCGTCATCAACCCCGTCTATCTCTACGTCCAGGGCGACATTTCGAACAGCGCGGACGTGAAGCCGTTCCTGTTGGGTCTCGATCAAATCCAGACCGGCGCCCGGAGAAAATTTGGCTGGCTGCTCGTCCACCACACCGGCAAGCCGACCGGCAAGGACAATAAGGGCCAGCGCGCCGAGCTGGATAACTGGGAGACGATGTATATGGGCATCGGCTCGTCGTTCTGGGCCAATTGGCCGCGCGCCTCCGCGATGTTGGAGCCGCGGGCCTCAAAGCCCGACGGACGGCACTATTGGCTTAAATTCGGCAAAGGATGGCAGAATGCGGGCATCGTGCGCGATCGTCAGGAGAACGGGGAAAAGAAAATCGAGCGCGTGAACCGGGTGGCCCTTTGCTATTCGAACGAGGTGCTCGAGATCGGCGGCGAGAAACGGCCGTTGATTTCGTGGGAGCACGACCCGGAAGGGGAGAAGGAATTCGCCGACAAGCAGGCCACCGCGCGCGAGAACGGCAAACAGGGTGGAGGTCGTCCCGCAAAATTCACTTGGCCCGCACTGCGACCGACCCTCGCGAAGTTGGCCGGCACTCCCGACAAGGCTCAAGGGTTCAATGTCCTGCACCGAAGCGCGGCCGACGTGCTCGCGATCAGCAAATCGTCGTTCAACCGGCTCATTCAGGAAGCGGTTGCGAGCGGTGAGATGTGCCAGCACACCGTAGGAGCCCTCACGGGTCGCTACTGGGTGCCGGCCGTGCCGCACAAGGTTGAGGCAGCACAGCCGGACGACCTAGAAAATCTGTCCTGGCCGACAGAACCGACCGATCAGTGAAGGTTGCGCTTCTGGGCAGCAATCTGCCGTTCGCGATCTTCCTTCACGTTCTTGTTGTGCTGCGCGGCGGAGGGATTCTCGGCGTCGCGCTGTTCGCGCCGCACGGCTTCCGCGCTCATTTCCTTGTGGGTCTGGACCGGCTCCGGCTTCACGGCCAGAAGACTGTCGGTCGCCTGGGCGTCAGCCTTGAGGGCGGACAGTGCGTCGGTGAGCTCCTTCGGGGGATTCGCCATGCCGTCGACGACGGTCTGGAGTTCGGCGATGCGTTGGAGCGTGTTGTTGTTCTGCATCCGGAGGTCAGCGAGTCTGCTTTCCGGGATTGGAGCGAGAACCGGGGAAGGGACGGGCGTGGGCGTGGGCGTGGGCGTGGGCGTTGGCGTGGGCGTGTGTGCGGGAGGCATGGGAATGGATGGTTTTTGGGTTTCCGAACAAACCAGATAGACACGCGTTCCAACCAAACGCCCGAACCGCCCACAAAAAAGCCCGCCCCTTCAACAAGGGCGGGCCTCTATCTGGCGGAGAGAATTAACTAGAAACTCCCGCCAAAACTTTAAGCGAGAGCAGCAGTCCTCTGCCGCATCCGACGCCAAGAGATAATGCCAAGCAGTGACGCACCGCCAAACAGTCCGTAGGTGCTCGGCTCGGGAACCGGTATAATACCGACCGGCGTGTTGTTGATGCGAACGCCGAAAACGCCGTCGTCGTAGTCCTGCAGGCCGGGCGATGCCGCACCGCGGTCGTCGATCCCGAAAATATAGTAAGTGAAATTGACGTCACTCGCGACGAAAGTCGTCCAGTGAAGAACGTCATCCATCGTATATTTCACGTTATCGGTCGAAGTGTCCTGATGCCAGAACACGAGGTCCGTCGCCAGCGTCGCCGTGATATGCCACGTCTGAGTTGAAGCCGCGCCATAGTTCGCAAAGAGCACTTGGTTGCTCGCGCCGAGCAGGGACGATTCGGAACCGATGTTATTCGAGTCCGCGCTGTCCTTGGCGAGAAACACCACGTCGGCGAAGAAGCCAGCGCCGACCTGCAAGTCCGATGGCGAAGTCGGATCAAGGTTCGGAATGTTGTTGAACGAGAGGCCGGCGTAGTTGAACGAGTGAATCTGCCCGTCAAAATCTGGCACCGGTGTAAAGGTGCCGAGATTGAGCAGGGTGTTACTCACAAACGGAGCGTCGAGTTTCATCGCGCTGAATGGCGCGATGGCCGTAGCCGACGAACTGTAGATCAACTGGCCGTAGGCAGAACCAGCGACGAGCGCCAGAACGAGTGAAACGATATTTCGTGTTTTCATGGTTTGTTTATCCCCAAGGTTGGAGGAAAAATTAAAGCGCGTTGATCTGCGGGATCCACGGGCTAGCGACGTTGATCTGCGTGACCGTCAGATTGACAGCAGCGAGTGAGCCAAAATAACGCGGCAATCCGTCGACGATGATGAAGCACGGGCTGCCGCTATCGCCGGGCTGAATTTGCACCGGCGAATTCGTTTTGTTTGAGACTTGAGCGGTGCGCGATGTGCCGCTCGAAAAAGAAAACTTGATCGGGGCAATGCCCGCGATCGGCTTAACCAAACTGGAAAGACCGAACATCGTGCACGCGCGGCCGACGTAATTGGTATCCGGTTCGACCGGCGCCACGACCGCCGGCTTAACGACGGTGATCGCTTGGTCGAGTTGGTAGCACTCGAAATCGTCGGCCGTGAAAACAACCTTCACGATTTTTGCCGTCTGGGTTCCGTTTGCGCCAATGAAACGAACCGCCAGTCCGATATACGGAGCAAAGGGCGGGTTGTTATAGTGACGCGCGGCGGCAATCACATTGGGACGCACAAGAGCGCAGAGACGAATCTGCCCGCCCTCGTTGATGATCCCAACGCTCTCGTAAGCGTTCTTCACAACGTCCGCACTACCCGGAAGGAAAACTTGTTTAGCCGGTGGCTGGAGTTCAACCACGTCGCTATAGGGTGGAAAATCCACCTGCACGCCGTTCTGAATTATCGACGGTGGCTGCACGGTAACGATCTCGCGAATGAGCGGAGGAGTTACCCAGAATGACTGCCCGCCAGCTCCCTGCTGGATTGTAGCGCCGAAAAAATTCGGATTAGGAGCCTGTGCAAGAAACGGCTCGTTGGCCGCGGTGAGATTTAGAAGTATCATCGTTGAGCACAAAACCGCTTTCGGCGGTTCCCGTCCACAGAAACAGAGTCAGGGAATTACTGATCTGGTTCTAAGGTTTTTGTGCCAGCGCGTTATGAGCCAACAACGGACCCGGAATGGAAAATTTCGTATCCGGAACCATGCACGATAGATCGGTGATAAATATACCAAGTTTCCGACTTCCAAGTCCTCCCCGTGAATCAGATCAGCCACGAGGCTCTCCATCGTTTTACAGTCAATTTTACGTGACGAACAGAGGTTCGCGCCCCTCAGAGTGGCGCCGTGGGCGATCGACAGCAGCCTGAGATATTTCCGTCCAGAGATGAACGGACCGAGGATTTTTCGCGTCGTGGTTTCTGAAAAACAGCCCGCTTGCTTCGCGATGATTCGCCGCAAAGGAAACCGAAACTTTGAGACGACCGACGGACCGGCGACGACGTGCTTGGGTGTGACAACCCCGTCCTTCCAGGGTTCAAGCGCGGCTTCCGTGAGATCCGACAAGACTTGCGCGTCGGAGAACCGACACAGTCCGAGGATCGCGTTGTTGAGCTGGATGACGAAATCCCGGTGCATGTGGTAAACCTCCATCGGCAGAACGACCGAGCCAGGCTCCGGCAATGGCAGAACGAATTCGTAGATATTCCAGATGAGAAAATCGGCATCGAGCCAGTAGACGGCCGCGTAGTGGTCGTTGAAAAGATGCGCCTTCATCAACCTCACGCGCGCCAAGTCTCCAATCTGAATCTTGGTAAATGGCGCCCCGTATTCTGGCGTGTAGCTGAACAGCTCGTCGCCAACATGGAGATACTCGTAGCCTCGATAGTCGGCCCACCGCTGCACGGTTTCGAGGCATTGCTTAATCCACTCAGGAGAATTCGGAGCTGACGATTGGAGGATGAGGACTGGTTTTGTTCGCATGTTTTTACTGGAGTTTGAAAAAGACGCAGCCGCATTCGCAGCAGCGCAGATGATTGGGGCCGAAATTTAAATTGTTTCGCTTGCCGCACCGCGGGCACTTCTTCGGAGGCCAGAAGAACCACACGAGCAAAAGCGCCGCGTAGACGAGGACCGTTTTCACGATTCGAATTTGCAGCGCGGAACGTGCTCGAGGACTGGCAGCCCGGCCTCGCGCCAGAGATCGTTGCGATGCGACCAAGAGCCGACGTGCGCGATCGAGTGATAGGCGAGCCACCGGAGATTTGGCTGCATGCAAAACACGACAGAGCGAAATGCCTGCGCGGCGTTGCGCTTGCCGTCGTGGTCGGTCGAAAGCCAAAGGTTCGCGATGTGCACCGCGCATTTGAGCGCCGGCCAATCCTGACCGGTAAGTCCTCCGAGACACGGCCCGAGATTCTCGCGCAACCAAGGCCCAACGGTCTGGCAGAGAGGTTTTGTCCGCGTGGCGCGCATGTTAGTCGTTACCGTGCGCGACGGTGTTGGTGTGCCGAATGCGGCGGTCGAGATGTCGACGCGCGCCCTCGGCGGATTTGATTGCGGAATGGATTTTCTTTTGCAGTGCCGGACAATCGGCCGCGCGGCATTGGGTGCGCGCGGTTTTGAGTGTCTCGATGCAGCGTTCGAGGTTGTGGGCGTTTGCTTGTGAAGCGGGACGGACGTAGTTCATGGTTTACGAGAGAAAAGGTTTCTGGAGATTGCCGAGCATCAGCCGATGCCGGCGAATCGAAGCAATGAGGCGGTGAAATTCCGACCGCGGCATGCGGACGGTCCTGCGATTCCTGAACGTGTGACAGGCGAACCATTCGAGTTCGAACAGATGCACGATGATGCGGCCGGACGATGGGAGGGTTTTCACAGGAGTTTGGATTGTCGGTTCTGGACGAGTTCGCGTTCTTTGCCGTTGAAAAACTGGAATGCCTGATCGCGTTCGCTCGGATTGAAGCGCCAGGCCTTGATGACTTGGCCATCGCATGCCACCGCACGCACGACGATGCAGGTTGAATTATTACCAACGCGGCCGACCTCGCCGGTGCCGACGTGGTCACGGTCGGTTTCCGTGTGAATGTCGATGCGGTTGCAGATCGCGGGATCGTTCCAAGGCGGGAGTTGATCGGCCTCGCCGGCCGCAAACATGTCGAGTTGGAGATTCATTCGCCGATCTCCTCAGATTCGAACGGCTCGATCTCCGCGTTGCACTTCGGGCATCGGTCATTGCACGCGCAGTCCCATTCGTCCTCCCATCCCTCGCCGCATTGGTCGCAGCGGTACGAATTGCGAAACCACGTTGGCGGTTCTTCGGCTTCGAAGTCTGGAATCACGCGGCCGGCGTCTTTGGTTGGTGCGCTCACTGGAATTCCTTTCTGGCACGCGCGAAACTGAAACGCGCGAGCAGATGCGTCGGGCAGTGCATAAGCGCGACCGCAAGCATTACCGCCAACCGTTTGGCAGCGGCGCGCGGTTCCGTACCATAGCGTACCGATGTTGATCTCCGGATCCCCGCGGCGCGGCGATAGACCACGAAACGCTCGCGCGCTTGGTCGTCGTAAACGTTCTTCCGAAAGAGCCAGCGATGCGTATACTGAAATGAGGTTTTCACAGTTTGTCCGGGTTGAGGTTCGCTAGTAAAACGTCATTGCTGATAGCCGCTAAAACGTCCGCGCCATCCCACTCGCGGTCTGGATTTAGAACGATCCTGCCGCCCTTAACCTCGCCGTATAGTCGGACAACTAGAGTCTGAGCGATAATTTCCAGGTCATTGCGCGGCATGGCCGCGATTTTTGCGCGGAGTTGTTTTATGGTTTTCATTTGGAAAAGGTCGCGAGGACCGTGCGAACGTTGGTGGCTGATTGTTTGAAGGCGCCCGCGGGAATCTTTTCCCACGTGGCAGAAAGGTGACGCAGCGCGGTCTCGCGTTGCGGTGTATCGAGACAGAGCGCGGCCAACACGCCGCCATTCTTCACGAATTTAAGCGCGTGCAGGATGTGCCGAATGTCCGAACGCATCCGGAAAGGTGGATTCATCGCGACGCGGTCGAATGTCCCAAGCTCGCCCGGCTGACAGGTCAGAAAATCACGCTGTAGCAGCGTCACGCCGTCGCGGTTCTGCCTGAAAATCTCGGCCGCGCATTGCGCTGCGATCTCGACCGCCACGACCTCGCAGGCCGGCGGCATCGCGTCCAAAAGTCTACCGAGCCCGCACGACGGTTCCAGGACGCGCATGCGTGGCTCGATTCTCGCCGCGGAAACCAGACGCCGCGCCAATTCTGCGGGCGTCTGGAAGAGCTGAAACGCCGACACGGCCCGCGGAGCCGTGCCGTTCTCATGACGTGCCTCCATGCTTTCGAAGCGCGGCCGTTGCTCGTCCATCGCAAAGCCTGCCGCATCGTTCTCCATGCGCAGGCCGTGCAAGCGTCTCAGCGTCTCATCGTTCATTCGGCGACGAGTTCGAACGGTTTCGCGAAGACCGTTTCGGGAAACGGCTTTTGCGGTTTGTCGGTCAGGATGATGACGGATTCCGGATCGTAACCGGTAATCCGAACCGTGCAGAGCGGAGGACCAAGCCGCGCGGCTTTGTCCTGCCGGTGCTTGCTCCACATGTTCGACTCTTCGTCATGCAGTTCGCCACCGGGACCGATTCCGCGCGTTCCTGCCCGTGCATAACTGCCTTTTGATTTCGCGGAGTAAATTGCCTGCGTTGTCCTGATGATCTCCGCGGGTTTGAACGTGTGAAACTGCGACTCGCCATGCCGGCGTCTGAATACGGAAAGCGCGTGCGCGTTTATCGCGTCTTGCAATTTTTGCGCGTCCTCGTCGGTCGGATTGATGAGCGGGCAAGGCGCATCCTTTGGCCGCGCTGCCTTCTCGGCTTTCATCGCGGCTTTGAATGCTTCCAGCTCCTCGACCGTTGGCGCCCGGTAACTATCCGCGCGCATGCGTTCAACATTCACCAAGACGGGCACCGGCACGCCCTCGCGACCGTAGGCGCGAGACGTTCCCATAACCTCGACCGAAACCACGCGACCCGTCGCCGGCGATTTCGTGACCTTGCGAATCTGACTCGAACCCATGAAGCCGCCGGGGATCATCTCCACAAATGCCGCACGACCGCCCGCGGCCTCGATCATCTGCCCCTCGTAGGCCAGCCGCAAATTGTAGTGGTTCACCCAGTCGGCGAGCCGCGTTTGATTCCACATCTCGGAATCGGGCGACGTCCGGCAACCCAGATACATCGCCGCAGCCTCGGCGCCCGTCAGCCGGTCCACCGCATCGGCGCGCAAAAAATCGTAGAGACTGCCCTTTTTTCCCGTGCGCGGGTGCGTGTATTCGGCGGAGCTATAGCCTTGAAAACCTGAAAACGTCCAAGCGGTTTCCGTCTGCTTCGCGGCGTCCTCGATCTTCGCGATTTTCTCCCACATCCGCCAACGCTCGACCAATTCGGCGCGCTGCTTCTCAACTTTGCGGAGTTCGGCCTCGATTGTTTTGATGCGACCGAAGCGGACACCGGGCGCGCTCCGGTAAAGCGCGTGAGAGATCACGCCCGCGGTGCGGCGCTGCCAGTATTCGGCCTTTCCCCAAGCGTCGCCGGCGCGATCGGCAATCCGATCGTGACGAGCTGCCGCGCGATCGGCGCGCTGTTGAGATTGGAAACCGTGCACCGTTGGGCCGGCGTCGTAGCGGTCCGCGGATCCCGTCGCCTCGTCGGTGCGCTTGTCGCGATAACCGCTGAAGCGTTCCGCGCGATCTGCGGCACGTTCGGCCGGGCCTTGGTCCTCGTCGCCAATATAGCCGCCACTGTAGCGCAAAGCTGTGTCTCGGCGTTCAGGCGTCCAGACCGCCGCGAAATCGCCGCCGCCGTTCTCGCGTTGTTTGTGCAAGGCCTGCCAGCCCTCTTTGCGCAAGGCGTCATATTCGGGACGCGGAACGCGGCCAATATACAGCCGCAGCTTGTTATCCTCGGGGCAATAAGTCGCCTCCCCGATGGGTTCGGGATTCGTTTCGTTTTCGGTGCTCATAATTCTGGGTTTGATTGACTGACTGAAATTTTGCCACGCGACACACTAGGGCGAAGCTCGACGCTTCCCATTTGCAGCCCGTGCATGACGTAGACGTGACCGCGCGAAAGGGTTTTCCTGATCTCGTTTTTGAGCGTCCGGCGCGAATGGAACGCGCCAACATTCGCCCGGAAAAAGTCGCCGAGTTCACAGCGCGCGATCTCCACGCCGGTCTGATGGCTGACGATGATGACCGGGCAACTCATGTTTTTTCGCTCCTGAGTTTCGCCAAATAGGCCGCACAGTCGCGCGCGTTCTCGGCGTCGTAGTGATGAAAACGGCGGACAGCGTGCCGCATGGCCGCGCGTGCGTTCGCGTGCTCGGTTTTCGTGCCGTCATCCATCACGACGAAGCCCGGCGAGCCGTCGGCGAAAACGCATTTGACCCAGTCAACCGAGATTTCAAACGCGCGCGACTTGGTGACGGTCTCCCATTCGGTGCACTGAAAAACCGCGATGTTATAGGAGCTCATCGGCGCAAAATCCTTTCCGCCTTTTGCTCGCGCGTTCCGCCCTCGTCGCTTTCCAGCTCGTAGCGGGCGCAAATGCGCGCGAGTTCGTGCGCGTGTCCGATCTCGCAGGAGCGGCGAAGCGTCGCGCGGTTGCGTGCGTCGCGTTTCTGATCTTCGGCCGCGTGAAATTCGCAGCGGCTCCGACCGATCAGCGCGACGCAGTCGAGGCACGCGCCGCGGTCGTCATAGCGTGGCGCGTTCACGGGTTCACCTCTTCCGGGTGCGCGGTGTGCCATGCTTCCAAAAATTCCGCATCCGCGACCGCCTCGGCGTCGCTGTGATCCATGGAGCAGCAAAGCGACGCGACGCGCTCGCGATAGGCGGCGGATTTGGTGTGCTGAACAAATTCGTGCCAGTATTTCGGGCGCGTGCTCATAAGTAACCCCCCGCGCGAAAGGAGAAGAAACCGCGGCCCAAAGGATCGGCTTTAGCGTCGCCGATTATCACGTGATCTAAAAAATGAATGTCCACCGTGCGCGCCGCCTCTTTTAGCTGGCGGGTGATCTGCATATCGGCCGCGCTCGGCGTTGGGTCGCCGCTGGGATGGTTGTGCACGCAGACAATCGCCGCGGCACAGTGGAGAATCGCCGCGCGGAAAACCTCGCGCGGATGGGCAAGGGCTGCGGTCGCAGTTCCGACCGTCACGCACTGGCGCCCAAGGCAAACGTTTTTCCGGTTGAGGAGGAGAACCCAAAAACTTTCCGCCTGCGGGTTGAAATCGAACGCGCCGCGCATGTAGGCCGCGACCTCGTGAGGCTGGCCCGCGCGCGTTAGCTCGTCCGATTGAAACATGTCCTCCTGAACCACATCGAAGCGCAAAGAGACGTTATAGCGTTTCACGCGGCACACTCCCGGCTCTGGGGTTGGCTGTCGGAGTTCGTCAGCGCCGCCACGACGGCACGCCGCGCGGTCAGTTTCTCGCGCTCTTCTTTTTCCTCACGGCTCAGGAAAGCCGCGACGATTCGCACGCTGTCCAGTATTTCGCAATACTCGGCAAAATCGATTTGGTGATGATAACAGCCGGGCGCCGAGACGTTCCGGAGAGCTTCCAAGCGAGCGACAACGCGCGACACAATACGGTCGAGCGTCTCGCGTTCTGGCGAATTTTTTTGCGGGTTGTTCATAGGTGAAAAACGGCGTTAACCGTGCGCCTCTTCTGCGCGCCTCTCGTTTCCATGTCAAAACATTGTTGCACGCCTGAAACACGCGCCACGCTTCCAACTCTGCAAAAACCACTTGCGCTTTTCTTTGTCTCAGGTCCGAAACTCTCCGCACCTTGGTTTCGGACCGCTTCCGCGCGCCTCAGTCTCGCAACCTCTCAGCTCCCCGCCACACTCTCACCCGCTCCGCCGCTCCTCCCCCGGTTAGAAGTTGACACCGAGTCGCAGAACCCAAACACAGCCGGAGCCTCGCGCGTGCGCGCGTGTCGTGCATCAATGACTTCCGAACTTGCTCAGCTCCCCGCGTCGGTCTGGAAAGAGGTTGCCGCCGCTCTCATGCGGTCGCCTGGATTCGCTCAACAAATTGCCGATGTTCTGATTGACGCACTGAGCGCCGAGGGCGTGCACTTCGTCAAGGGTGACGGCCCCGGCTCAGGATGGCAAAAGCACTCCGATTTCCGGACGCGTCTGGATGCCGTGAAGCTGATTCTTGCATATGCCGAGGGGATGCCATTGCAGCGCATTTTTGAGCACAAAATCAGCGAGACCCGCGGCAACCTGGCCGACGTGCTCCGCGAATCGCCGGAGACCCTGGAAGCGGTCGAGCGCGAGATCGCAAAAGCGAAGTTTCGACACCGTCACGACGTCAAACAAGTCGTCGAAATCGAGCCGCCGTAAGTCGTTGCTGTTGGTGGCTGTTTTGGCCCGTTCTCAATTCCCTATTGAGACCGCGCGCGTAAGTCGTTGCTGCTCCAACGCTCGGCGCACACTTGTCATTATGTTAAGTTGACCCCTTTTTTCGGGTCGCCGGCCGCATCGATCACAGCGAAGCGCGAGCCGGCCGCGGCGCTGGCGGTGATGAGCCCGCACCCTTCCCGCGGTGCGCTCTCGTGGTGGCATTCGCTGTGGAGAGTCGAGCCCGCGAGAAAGTGGGAAGCGAAACAGAAAGCGAAACGCGATCGAGCCGCCGAACCCCCCGGACCCCCACCAGCCAAAAACGACCGGAGCAGGTGGCCGAGACGCCGGCGGCAAACGAAGTGGATCCTGTGCTTTGTCTGCTTTCCTCCTGCTCGAGACCAGCCGGGGACCAGCGTGGTTTTTGGGTCCCATGTGTACCGGTTCTGTACCTGGGTTACGGACTAGGACCATAACCAGTCCGAAACCTATGTCCCCTGACCCGAACCGGTGAGGGCATGTAGTCTGCCGGTCCCGATGGTCCCGACCAGTCGGGAAGGGATGGGGGGGTATCTTTCGATACCCCCATCCCGCCCGTGACGACTGACCGACCGGTGCGGTAGGGACGCAGAGAATGGGGAGGAAGTGAAAAAAATAAGCGTTGACGGGTGGTCGGTCTGGGTTTTATCCGTCCCGCATATGGAAAGAGATACCTGCGCGATTTGCCGGTTCTGGACCGGGAAAGAGGGCGACTCGGATGCCGTCGGCGAATGTCGGCGGCTTGCCCCCCAGCAGGTCGCGGGATTTCAACGGCCGTGGCCTGTGACCCAGGCGGACGATTGGTGCCATCTGCTTTCGAGCCGGGCGGGCATTCCGGGCGGGCGGGGCGCCAAGCTGACCAACCAGGAGGTCGTCGACTACATGAACCAGCATCCCGATTTTGATCGGGAGGATCTGATCTCAAAACTCGAGGACAGTGGTCTCCCGGAACCGTTGGCGCTGCGAAAAATCGAACGGCTCTTTGCGTTGGGGCTGCTCGTGGAGGTCGATGGGAAACTCCGCATCGGCGACGGCAAGCCGCTCCCGAAAAAGAAAACCGCCGGCGCCGAGCCGGAAGCTGGGGAGCCCGACGACCAGACGACCAGCGAATCCGCGCAGGTTGGGCCCGGCCGGAGACCACCATCTCCAGGTCCGCGGGTCCGCCACTCGCTCGATCGCTACCTGCCGATTCTTCGGATGATGGCCCGGCCGGACAGCCCGAAAGGGTTCAACGAAATGTTCAACGAGTGCTGCGGAACCGTCGGGATGATTGGCAAAGGGACGTTCTCAAACCTGATCGCCGCGGCACTGCAGGAAGGAAAAATTTTCCGATACGACACCGGCCAGTTCCAGGGCAAATACTACATCGACGACGACATCACCCCGCCGTGAGCACGCCACAAACCAAACCCGAGAATTGCACGGACGCCGAGTGGCAGGAGATTCTCGCGTCCGCGGATCACGACGCGCGCGAAAAATGGTACGGGAAAAGTCTCCCGGATTCCTTCCGCGACGGAGAGATCCGCCTCGAGAGAAAATTCGTGCCGGCGCCGAAGCCCGCGGAGCTGACGGGCCCGATGTCGCAGGCGTGGGATTATTTGGTGAACCGGAACGGCGTTTGCGAGACCTCGCAGTTCGATGACGACTTCCATCCGATCGGCGCGGTGTTGCGCGTGAACCTCGTAAGATACGGCGTGCAGCACAGCACGTCCGGAAAAATCACCATCGTTTTTCTGCCCGAGAAAGGCGACCTGTGAGCGAGACCTGAGTTATGCCAACTCCAAACACGAACGATGACCCGATCGGGATTTCGGAACCCACCATGCCGCCGCCCGCGGTCCTCTACGTCTCGCTCGCCGATCGCATCCGGATCCTGAGCCCCGACGGGATGATGTCGAACGAGATGTCGCGCGCCGACTGGTACGCGCTGCCGGAAAAAATCCGCGACCTCGAATGGAAACTCGAGGACGCGAAACGCGAGTTGAACCGCGTGCGGCCGTCTGACTTCATCCCCGAGGCGCTGGCTAAAATCGACGCGCGGATTTCCCAACTCATCCTTGCCGGCGACTGGCCCCGCGCGGAGGCCTTGGGCGCGGTGGTGGGAATGCTGCGCAGTTACACGGGCGCGAAATAAAGGTCGGCCATGCAGTACCTTTTCATCGGCGGCAATTCGGACGGCGAGGAGCTGATGGTTGACACCGGCAAGACCGCCTGGCGGGTGGCGGACAAACCCGTGCGATCGCTTTCGCTCGATACCCTTTCGAATGAGCCGCGGGGATCGTGTCTCTACACCAAGCGCGTGATTGTCATTGGCCGCTACGAGGGCAGGGAGTATTATTTCGCATCGGTGGATCTGACCGACGAGCAGGCCAACAAAAGATATTTGGAGTGCACGCGATGAAGTGCATCGCGCGAGTTCCGAACAAGTGGTTTCACTTCCAGGAAGGACATACCGGCGCCGACCACCAGTGTCCGAACAAAGCGAAGCGCGACGGCTACTGCCACCGGCATCATCCGTCGAATCTCCTCCCCATCCACCAGGCGAAATTCGACCGGCTGTCCCGGCAACTCGAGGAGACGAAAGCGCGGATTGAAAAAATTCGCGCCGAGCAGGAGTCTGCAGGTGAAGGCATCAATCCGTCATGAGAATGCGTTTCCACATGTGCCAGTCGGTCCGCGGCGCCTTGGCGAATTGGCACGGCCGGCAATGGAACGACGCGACCGACTGGATTACGCGCACCGACGGGACCAAGTTCGCGAACGGCGAAGAACTCGAGCACCGTTTTCAGGAGTTGCTTGACCAAGGCATCGAAAAAATTCCGTGCGGGGACGACTGCGACAACTTCGACCCGAAGGAGGGTTGCCGCGGGCATCCGATTCCGGAGGATCCGACGCCGTGAGAGAGATCAACCGGTTCGCGAGAAAACAGGCCTGGACGTTCCGGGGCAAAGGACCGAACGGCCGCAATCTCTGCTTCTGCGGATGCGATCGCGAGGTCGTGCCGCCGCGGCGATCGTGTTTTTCCGATGAGTGTCTCGCCTGGTATACTAGCCATTCGAGTCCGGATCACATCCGCGGCAAGGTTTACGATCGAGACAAAGGCGTGTGTGCGCACTGCGGGAAAAAGGATTGTTCCTGGGAAGCCGATCACATCATCCCGGTTATCGAAGGCGGAGGCGGCTGCGATTTCACCGGCTACCGGACGCTCTGTCTGTCGTGCCACAAAAAGGAAACGGCCGCGCTGGCTGCACGTCGCGCCGCTAAGCGAAGGGAAGCGTTGACAAAGGCCAGTCCACAACTGGAGTGGACATCATGACAGCGACTCAAAAAACTCCAGTTGAGCCTTTCTGGAAACGCGGGCTCTGCATGTCATGCGCGCCGCTCGTCTACATGCAGCGTCGTTTCGATGTCCCTCCGTCTCGCGCTTTTTCTCACCAGCGATATACCTGCGTGGAATGCGGCAAGGTATGCAGTGAACCAATTGAGGCCTACGAGCCCCACCCTTCGCCGAAACTCCAATGAACACCTTCGAACCGCGACACGTTGATTTGTCGACGCGACTCCAGGGCGGCTTTGGCTGCGTGGAATTCGAGGACGCCATCATCGAGATCGTGAAGTACCTCGCCGACGACTCCCGGAACGCCGGCATTGGGGAATGGTGTCACGGCAACGGGCCGAACGGCTGGGGAAAGAAGCTCCGTATCGACACGATCCCGGCCGTGTCGCCGACGATGTTCGCGATGTTGTGCGGCGCCGGATGGCTGGAAAATTGTTGGTTCCCGAAAGGCGCGTTCGTCGTCACCAAAGCGTTGATCGAACGACTGGAAAAAAAATTTGCAGCTGGCGAGATGCGCTCGCAGGCGGTCACTGAGGGGAAACTGAATGAAATAATCACGACGCCCTCGTCGGAAACTAAGGCAGCCCCCCGGACAAGCGAAGTCTTCGCGGAAAGAAAGCCGCGCGCCGGCCTCCCGGCGGGTAAAATCCCGCCTGCAAATATCGTTCGCGAAACGAAAGTTGGTTCGAAGATTCGAATCTGCCACGACGCGCTCCGCGGCGACTGGCAGCGCGCGCCTCACATTCTCGACGGCCCGTATATCGGCAGCAACGAGCTCACGGTCGCGCGATTTCTGTTCGAGCATGGAAAATGGTGGGCGGTGACCGAGGGCGGCGGATATTTCAAAAGCTGGATCCTTGTTCGATGAAGCATCCGACGCTCATCCGCGGCGATTGCTTCGAAGAACTGCCGAAACTCGAGGCGAACTCCGCGCACTCGTTCGTCTGCGACCCGCCGTATGGGATTCGCTTCATGGGGAAAGCGTGGGATGGAGCCGACATCGCGAAGCGGACCGACGAACGCCGGCAGTTCAGCGTCGATCCCGACCCGAAATCAGGCACGACCGGCGGACATCGCAGCGTGGCCGCGGAGGCGGGAAAATATCGACGGGACATCACGGCCGCGCGCGCCTTTCAGGAATTTTCCCGGCTGTGGGCCTTGGAGTCCTTCCGGGTTTTGCGTCCTGGCGGCTACCTCGTCGCGTTCGCGTCGACGCGGACCTATCACCGGATGGTTTGCGGCATCGAGGAAGCCGGTTTCGAGATTCGCGATCAGCTCGGCTGGATGTTCGGCAGCGGTTTTCCGAAATCGAAGAACGTGCACGGCCGCGGGACCGCCCTGAAACCCGCCTGGGAACCGATCGTGCTCGCCCGGAAGCCGATCGAGGGAAACGTCGAAGAGAATTTCGCAAAATGGGGGACCGGGATGCTGTCGATCGACGAATGCCGGATCCCATTCGAGTCGCCGGCCGATCAGTTGGAGGCGATGGCGAAAAACCGGCACGAAGATTTCGGTTCGGGCTCGCGGCAGACGCACGGAATTTACGGGGAGGAGAAGCGCGATCGCAAAAACTACATCGCGGCCGGGCGCTGGCCCCCGAATATCATGCACGATGGGTCCGCGGAGGCGGCTGAGATCCTCGGTTCATCGCAGCGATTCTTTTATTGCGCGAAAGCCTCGGCGGCGGACCGCGATGCGGGTCTCGAGTGGGAGCAGTTGCGGCCGATGGCGCGCAGCAACGGAGCTCAGTCGGCACTTTCCGATGACGAAAGCTATTCGGGCGGTTCGACGGACATCGGGCTCAACAAAGTGCAGATGCGCGCGAACTCGCATCCGACCGTCAAGCCGACGAGCCTGATGCGATGGCTTGTCCGGCTCGTGACGCCGGCGGGGGGACGCGTCGTCGATCCGATGATGGGCAGCGGGTCGACCGGACGTGCCTGCCAGCTCGAGGACTTCGAATTTTTCGGCATCGAACTCGAGGTCGATTACTTCAATTTCGCGCGCCGGAGAGTGGACGAAGCCACCGGCGAACTGTTCGCGCGACAAGGCTGACCATGACGCGATTCGACGATGGACCGGCGAAAGGGACGACGCTGCGGCTGATGCGGGCGCCGTACTACCTTCGCGTGTGCGTTGGCCCGCTGCTGGACGACACCGACGATCGCCCGAACATCGACGCGCTTGACCAATTCGACGACCTGCCGCGCGCCCACGAACAGCTTTTCGCCTACCGGCTCACGGGCCCGGCGGGTTGGATGCACGTGAAGGCCTCCGGTGGCCGCGGCGGATTTCAGACGATGGCGACCTACCGGCTCGTTGAAAAACAGCCGACCGACGCCCAGATGCGGACCAATGAGGCGTGGGCGCTTTGGTGCGAGGACAACCGACCGCCTGGCTTCGTTTAGAGGTTAAACGAACCGTCGCTTGATTCGCCGGTCCGAACGTCTAAGCTGACGACGCACATGAAAATCATCTTTGAGGCTGATAACGCCGCCGAAATGATCGATCTCATCAAGGCGTTTTCCACTGCCGACTGTGAAATCCAGCCCGAAGATCAGGAAATTCTGGACCGAAGTCTGCACAATCTTCGCCGCCTGGCTCGCCGGGTTGAAAAGCTGGATCGTGAGAATCCTGCATCTCTTTCCGTTATGTCCAACCCTCAGTAATCCGCCCATCATGCCACTCACATACAAAGAAGCCATTCAAGCATACGGGGTCGCTGCCGAACAATACCAAGCCCGCATTGCCGCCGGCATCAAAGGTGTTGCCGACGACGTCGCCGCGCAAAACGCGCTAATCAAGCAACTCCAGGACAATCCCGGCCCGATCAGCACCGAGGATCAGGCGATTCTCGACAAGGCGGAGGCCGCTGGTGTCGAACTCGCCAGCAAGCTCGAAGCCCTCGACGCCGAAACGCCTCCGGTGGTTCCCCCGGCGCAGCCGTCGTAAGCTGTCCGCCACCCAAGAGAGCCCCGGTTCCCGCAAAGAGCCGGGGTTTCATCTTTTTTCGAAAACGCGTGTCCAAGCTGAACTATGCCTATCGCAATTGCTTTCTGGGTTCTGATGCTTCTCTGGCTGATTTTCGGCGTTGTCGTGGGACCGACGCCTTTCTCGTGGCGGGGATCCGCCGGCAATCTCCTGCTCTTCGTTTTGATCGCGCTCCTTGGCTGGCATGTTTTCGGCGCCGCGCTGAAATAGTTGCTTTTGTCCACCGGTTCCGCAAGAACCGCGGACATGCCCAAAGAAATCGCCCCGATCAGCTTCACGATTAAGCAGTCGAAGAGAACGAAACAGTTCCACTGCGTCGTTAAGAACGAGGAAAACCACGAGCCGACGCTGACCGGCGAGCCCTGCAAGAATCGGGCGGACGTCGGGACGATGATCGCGAATCACATCGAGGCCATCAAGCAGGGCCGGTTCGCGATCGTCGGCCTATTCGCCGACCCGAAACCGGCAAAAAAAAAGCCGGCAAGCCGCCGCACTACGAAGGTCACTTCGTAAGAAACTGGCCGTAGTCCACTGATTTAGTGGAAACGCGCTTGACGCCCGCAACACGCGCGGTTCGTGTGCCGCGGTGGAAATTAAAGCCATTGGGCAAAAGATCCGCGCGGTTCGCGTCGCGCGAAAGCTCTCCCTCCGAAAATTCGCCGCACTGGCGGGCGTCGATCACACGACGTTGTTGCGGCTAGAGAACGGCGAGGACGTGAAGATGTCGGTGTTCCTGCGTGTCGGGCGCGTGGCGGGTTTCGACCCAACCTTTTTCGTCGCATGAACTGCCCGCTCTGCGGCCGTCCGAAACCGGCCAACGTCCATTTTGTTTGTCCGAAGTGCTGGCCGCGGATCCCGTCGGATGACCGTCAGAAACTCGGCGCGCTGCTGCGTCAAGGCGGCATCAAGGCGACCGAATCGAAACTCGCGGCCGTAGTCCGCAAAATGAAAGGCGGACTATGAGCATGCTTACGATCGGAACGAAGGAAACCGGCGGCGGGAATTTCAAACTTCCGTTGGATCTCACCACGCAGTCGATCGCCATCTTGGCGAAGCGCGGCGTCGGCAAATCGTACACCTCGGCGGTTTTCTGCGAGGAGCTTTTGGACGCCGGCCAGGTGCCGGTCATCATCGATCCGACGGGCGCGCACTGGGGTTTGAAGTCGAAGGCGGACGGCAAGTCGGCCGGCTACCCGGTCGTTATCTTCGGCGGTGAACACGGCGACCTACCGCTCGAGGAGGACAAAGGCGAAGCGATCGCGACCGCGATCGTCGACCAACGTTTTCCCGCCATCATCGACCTTAGCCTTTTCCGCAAGGGACAGGTGCGGCGGTTCATGACGCCGTTTCTCGAGACGCTTTACCGGCTGAATCGGCTGCCGCTGATGCTCGTGGTCGACGAGGCGGACGATATTTGCCCGCAGAAGTGCGGACCCGAGGAGGCTCAGATGGTCGGAGCGATGGAGGACGTCGTGAAGCGTGGCCGAAAGAAAGGCCTTGGCTGCACGCTCATCACGCAGCGGCCGGCGGATTTGGCGAAGCAGGTTTTGACGCAGTGCGAGATGTTGGTCGCGATGCGGCTCGTTCATCCCCTGGACATCCGGGCCGTGATGGAGTGGGTCAACGTTCACGCCGACAAAGACACCGCGGCGAAGATGATCGAGTCGCTGCCGACGCTGCCGATCGGGACCGCTTGGTTTTGGTCGCCGGGTTGGGGCGACATCTTCGAACGCGTGAAGATTCGGCCGCGGCGCACGTTCGACAGCGGTGCAACGCCGAAGCCTGGCGAGAAGCGACTCGAACCGAAGGAAATGGCGGTCATCGATCTGACGGCACTCGGCGAGAAAATCACGCTGGCAGCAGCGCGCGCGCTGGAGAATAACCCGGCGCATCTCCGGAAGGAAATCGCGGCGCTGAAAAAACAGATTCTCAACACCGCGACCGCGGCGCCGGTTGAGAAGGTCGTGACGGTTCCGATTCTCACTGACGAGAATTTGAAGGTCCTTGATCGCGTCGCCCGTTCGTTGGACGAAATCCGACAACTCCAAAAAACCGGTAACGGGATTATGGAATCCCTAGGCCACGAAATCGTTTTGCTGTCCAGCAACCTGAAAACTCGGATCCAACCGATCGCCACGAAGCGTAGCGAACCTTTCAATCCCGACGAGTGGGCGCGCGAAGGCGAACCGATGTTTAGTCTGCCGATGGGGGAAACGTTCAAGCGAAAAATCCACAAGCCCGGTCCGATTAACCGCGACGAGCATCTCGGAGAATCCGAGCTGCCCCCAGCCGGAAGCGTTTACCTGAAAACTCAGGCCGATCGGATCACAACTTTACTGCCGAAGGGAGAGCTCGCTGTGCTGACCGCATGCGCGCAGCACGGCGCCGGCGGATGCACGCGCGAACAGCTCACCGTCCTGACCGGCTACAAACGTTCGAGCCGTGACGCCTACATCCAACGCCTCAAGGAGCGGGCTCTCATTAACACGGTCGGCGACTACATCGTCGCCAACGCGGCCGGTGTCGCGGCGCTTGGTGACGACTTCGAACCACTTCCAACGGGCGCCGCTCTGCGGGATTACTGGCTTAACAACAAGCTGCCCGCCGGCGAGTCGATGATTCTCGCCATCCTGTGCAAACACTACCCGGAGGCCGTCGACCGCGAAAGCATCAGCGAACAGACAGGCTACAAACGCAGCAGCCGCGACGCGTACCTGCAGCGACTCTCCGCGCGCCGGCTCGTCATCACGACGTCCCAAGGCGTTGCCGCGAGCGCGACCCTTTTCAGCTAACCCACATCCAACATGGCCCAAATCAAACTCAACCTCGCCTCCCAGGTCGTTCAGAAGAACCTCGTCGATAATCCCGCCACCGCGAAGCGCATCATCGCCGAACTCGCGAAGCTAGTCGCCGAGACGCCGGATTCTCCGCCGTCGGTGCCGAAACAGTTTGTCATCCTCATCAGCGACCCGGACGGCCACATGCCGAAGAAAAAAGATTTCGTCGGCTGGGTGCTCCAGATCCCGGACAACGAGTCGCCGGCGACGATTCAGGACCGGATTTTCCGCGCCTGCTACGAGTTCAACACGACCAAGAAGGGCCGGTTGATGCCGGTGAAGACGGTCGGCGAAGGCATCGAGAACGTGACCGCGAAGCACTTCAAAGCGGCTGACGTTTGGGTGAAAACCAAGACGCCGGTGCTCGTGCTGACGACCGACAACGAGATCCCGAAGGAGTAATGCCCGAGAAGCAGCAAATTCTAATCGAGGTTCCGGCGACAGTGTCGCCGAAGGCTATCCGCCGGCGCGAGATCGTGGCCGAATTCAAACGGATCCACGGGATCCGCACGCACTACGCTCCGCACATGGAGCGGCCGATTCGCTGGGTTGCCGTCAAGGTTCCGCCGAAACGCCTCGACGACGGCGGACCGCTCGGCGACATGGACCTGCCGACTATGTTCGCAAATTTCGGCCGACTGTTAGACGAGGGCGGACTCGTCGGATACGGCTCGACGGAGTTCTACGCGATTCAGGAGTGTTGCCTGAACCAAAAAATCAAGTTCACGCCATGAGCAAAGAGGAGGATGTCGCTCGATTGAAGAGTCACGTGCAGGCGCTCATTGAGCACTTCGACACCGTGCAGATTTTTTGCAGCCGGCACATGCCGGCGGAGGCGAACGGAACGGTTTCACTGAGCGAAGGCGCCGGTAACTGGTTGGCGCGGCGCGGGCATGTTCACGACTGGACGCTTTACTGCGACGAATACGAGAAAGAGAAAGCCAGGAGGGCGCACGACCAATGAGCGAACTCGTCATGTATACGATTCGGGTCACGCATCCGAAGACGAAAGAGACGATGGAATTTCTCGGCCAGGGTGGCACCGTCGCCGCAGCATTGGCGGACGGCGCGAAGATGATTAACGAGCCATTCCGGCCAAGCACGAGCGGCACACGGCATCCTCCGCAGAACCTCAAGGTCATCATGCCGGACGGCACGATCGCGTTGAAGAAACTCAAGGAATTCGAGACCGGCGGAAAGCCGCCGGCGCCGGAGATCGAACCGCCATGACCGAGCGTCCCATATTAATGTCCGAGCCGATGGTGCTCGCGATTCTCGACGGCACAAAGACGGAGACGCGTAGAATCGTGAAAGCCGACGTGTCACCCGACGTTGAGTTCGTCGAATACTATCTCGGCAAATGGCAGGCAAAGCGGAAGAGTCAGGAGATCCAAGGTCTAACGCTGTTTTGCGGCGAGTGGCGTGACAAGTACGGGCAGCCGGGCGATCAACTGTGGGTGAAAGAGACGTTCCGAATCTTTGGTGGCGACGAGTACGCCTATCAGAAACGGCAGCAAGACGTCATTTATCGCGCCTCCGCGGATCCGATCGACCACGCCTGCAGCACGTGGAAGCCGTCCATTTTTATGTGGCGTTGGGCGAGCCGAATTAACCTAAAGGTTAAGTCGACGCGCGTTGAGCGCCTGCACGACATCACGGAGGCCGGAGCGAAGGCGGAGGGCGTCGCCTCTCTTGGCGCATACATGATTCTCTGGGAGCAAATAAATGGTCGCGGCTCTTGGGACAAAGACCCATGGGTCACCGTCATCCAGTTTTCGAAATTATGAAGCTACTCACCCCATTGGTTAAGCGCATGAAGAACGCGCTCGATTCCGAATATGCCGCCAAGACGCACGTGGCGAAAATATCGCGCGACTTCGGTCAGGCATTCCGAAACGAACGGCTTTCCCGGAAGATAACGCTTCGCGAGATGGCGCTCCGCCTCAAAATCGGGAAATCGATGCTGGACTGCATGGAGACGGGGGATCGGTTCTGGACCGTTGAGCGCGCCGAATTGGCGGCGAAAATGTTCGAGGGGAAGAACGGCGGATGAGCTACCAACTCCCCGACGGCATAATTGAGACGAAGGAAGGCTTCTTCGTCTTGAAGGACGACACGCATCTTTCTCGTTGGATCGAAGAGCAGGGCAGGCTCGACATCGCGGAAGGTCAGATTGCGTTCTATCGCCAGCACATCCCGGTTGGAGGCATCGTCATCGACGCCGGCGCCAGTCTGGGAGATCACACGCTGACCTACGCGAAACTCGTCGGCCCAACGGGTCGCGTGCTCGCGATCGAGCCGGAGGAACTTTCGTTCGAGGCGCTGAAACTAAATTTCGACCGGTGGCAAAACGTGATTTGCGTTCGGGCAGTGCTTTCGGACAGCGACGGATACTTCAAAATCCACCGCGAAGCTAACGTCGGAGGATCGCACGTTTCAGAGTTTGGCAGCAACGTGCGAAGCCTCCAGCTCGACGAATATCTGAACTCACTGACCGCCTGTCATCTGATCCATCTGGACGTCGAAGGGTTCGAGGTGCGCGCGCTCAACGGAGCCTGGGAGATCATCAAGAAGTTCCGGCCGGCGATCGTGCTTGAGATCAATCACGCCGCGTTGGCGAAGTACGGCTACAGCGAGCAAGCCGTAGCGACGCTGCTGAACACTTTCGGCTACGATTACAAGGAGATCGAACCGCATCACCACGGCGGACTCGCGCAGCGCGACGTCATCGCATTACCACGATGAACAAAGACACCAAAATCGTGGTCGTTCTGGCGGTCTGCCATAACGATTTTCACCTCGCCGAGAAGTGGCTCGCATGGGCGGCACTGCTCGCGTGTTCAACTGAACACGGCGAACCCTACAGCGGAGACCAATGCTACGATAGCTACCGGCTGATCGTATTTTGCACGAAGAGTCTCGAGCCGGAATTGATGCGACGCCTTCGAGAACTCGCCGACAAGTTTCCTTTCTTCGTCGAAATTGCTGAGACGCCAACTCTGTACGAGCAGGGATACACGCCGTCCGCCAACTTCATGTTTCGGTGCGCGCTCGAGCACGTCGAACGTTTCTATCCCGGCCGCGCGATGCTTTGGTGCGAGGCCGACACCGTTCCGATGCACAAGGATTGGGTGCCGGCGATCGAGGAAGAATATCAGAAATGCGGGAAGGCCTTTCTCGGCGACTACCACGAGTGCGAGATCAGCCACATGACCGGCAATGCGGTCTATTCGCCGAACTGGCGCCAGCTCGCGCCGTCGTTGGCGCGACTCCCGCAGCCGCGGCCCGAACAGGGATGGGATTCGATGTGCGCGCACGAGACCGTCCCGCAGATGGCCCGTTCGAAGACAATTCAACAGGTTTGGCGCCCGCCACTGATAACCGATGCCTGGTTGCAGGAAAATATCCCGGACACGACCGCGCTTTTCCATCAGTGCAAAGACGGCAGCCTGATCGATGTATTATGCGGATATGCGAGAAAAACTCGCATAAAATTGCGCGAGCCGTTGCCGCGGCCGGAGCGGAGCCAAGGAGCGAGCAACGGGCTCCGGATGGAAATCCTGATCGTCACGCACGCACGCGATATTCCGTTTTTGGAATACTGCATCAAATCGATCCGCAAATTCACCAGCGGTTTCAACGGCGTGACGATCGCGGCGCCCGACACGGAAATGAGTGCGTTCGCGAAATTCGCGAGCAACGACGTCAAAGTCGTGCACTATGCCGACGTTCCAGGGAAAGGGATGTTGAGGCATCTCGCGATAAAATGCCGGGCGGACGAAATGTGCCCGACCGCCGACGCCGTGCTCCACATGGACGCCGATTGCATGTTTTGGGATGAAGCAACGCCCGACGACTTCATGTCCGCCGGCCGCTTGATTTTGGTGCGCGAACGGTACGACGATCTCACGAATCCGAACCGTCGTTTCTGGCGCGATGGCGTTCAGCGCGCAGTGGGTTTCCGGCCAGAATGGGAAACGATGGTGCGTCATCCGCAGGTCTACCCAGTCGATCTTTACCGCTGGGTCCGAAAGCTCGTTGAGGCGACGAACGGGATGCCGTTCGACCATTTCGTGACGACGGGGAAAAACGAGTTCCCGCAGTCGTTCTGTGAATTCAATACGATCGGAGCCGTCGGGGTTCGCGACTTCGCGGAGCGATTCACGTTCGTTAATTACGATCCCGCCAAGGATGCCGGCGAGTGCGGCGTCAGCATGAAACACACGTCGTTTCAGTACCTCTATCGCGCCGGTCGCGACAAGGTTGTCGAGATGTGGAGTCACGGCGGAGCGGAGGCCTACAAAAAAGACATGGACCGTTTTCTCGCCGGCAACCGTCCGAGTTTCCAAATCAAATGAGCGATCGACGTTTCGCGCTCTGGTTTCTCGCGGTCCTCATCCTCATCATAGGATGCTTTCGCTTAGATTTCTACATCTGGAGAAAGCAGCATCCGCAGGCGCCAACGTGGACATTCTTCTTTAAGTGAAACCTATGATCGTCTGTCTCCAATTCTGGCGCGGTGACATCGAGAAAGCGATGCGGCTCGCGCGCTTCATCGCCGACCTCGAACCGTTGAAACGCAGCGACGTCGAATTTCTTTTCGTCGCGCGCTTCGACTGCGACCACGATCACGAAACGATCCATTACGTGCAGGAAAAATTCGAAAAGGTTCACTGGATTGCGACGCATACGAAGTGGACCGGATGGCCGGGAGGCTGCAATGGCATGGCTCGAGACACTCTCGAATGGTTGTCGGTCAATCGGACGAAAACGCCGGCGCTTCTGCTCGAGCCCGACTGTGTGCCGGTGACGAAGGACTGGCTTGACCGGTTAAGCAAAGAGGCGACTCGCCTCTTTATCGCGGCCGACAAATGGCTCGCTGGCGACTGGCGGAATAGCGGCGGGCCCTACGGTCACGTGAATGGAAATTGTCTCATCCGTCCCGACATCATTCCGCAACTGCTCGAGCATTTCAACGAGGGGCTGGCGTGGGATTGCGCGATCGCGCCGGCGGTTCGAACGAACTGGTATTTCACGCCGCTCATCAAGAACCGGTTCGAATCAAAGAACGCGACTTACCGGGATCTGCACGGCGCCAACTGGTATCCTGGACGACTGACGGCCGTTGAACTCGAGGAGTATCGGCCCGTGCTCGTGCACGGTTTCAAGGACGATAGCGCGTTCGAGTTGGCGAAGGAGGAGCTGCTGCCATGACGCCCAAGTTTTCTCTCTTGCACGCGACCTATGGGCGACCGGAAAAGGCGATCGAGGCGATGAAGCGCGCGCTGGGGAATGCCGCAATTTCAAGCTCGGTGGAATATATTTTCGCGGTCAACAACGACGACTCGGATAAACTTTCGATTCCCATTTTCATTCTCGAACATGGTTGGCCGCACAGTATCCAGATTATCAGAGGAGATTTCGCCGGATCCGCTGCAGCGTGGGACGCCGCCGCAAAGGCCAGCAGTGGATCGGTGCTGATTCAAATGCAGGATGATTTAGAGCTTCCCGGCGCGTGGGACTATAAACTGCACGAACGTCTTTGGGAGCATGATAAACACTTTGATCGCGCGTCGATTTTCGTCGGCGTTTCGGATGGCTATCGTGACGACGCTCTATGCTGCACCGCGATCATGACCCGAGAACGCTACCGACAGCAGGGCGAATTCCTTCACCCTGGCTACGTTTCTGTCTTCTCGGATGATGATGTGACCTACCGGGCGCTACGCGATGCGCGCGAAAAGAAATGCACGTTCCTCGAGGCTCGCGATCTAGTCTTTCTCCACCGCCACCACTACCACGACAAGAGCGTGCCGATGGATTCCACTTACGAACGAGAAAACTCGGCCGAAGCATACCGCATCGGCCAGACCTTGTTCATGCAACGAAACCCAGAGGCCATCAGCGATGGTCTCAAAACCTGGTAAACGTGAATCCCGTCCGATGGCTGTGGTTGAGACTGACTAGAGGAATCCGTCTTCGTCGCGCCCAAGCCGCGTTCATTGCCACGCCGCCGGATGTTTGGATAACAAATGTGCGCGACGCGACTCGCGTTCCAATGGTGAACTGCGCAAAGGGGCACGAGGGCGAGATATTCTTTGGAGGGAAAGGCAATTCCATCTGTCAAACCTGCGGAAAAAAAATGCCGGGTTGCTGGGATACGGTCTGTTTTATTTGCGGCAACACGTCTTGCTATGAGCACTCGGTTCAAGTTGGCGAATGCTGGTACTGCAAGAAATGCGGAGGATGAGTATGAACCCAAAAATCTATATCGCCGTCCCGTGTCACAACCGGAAGGCTATCGTGAGGCAATGCCTGCCGACGATCCGCGCCGGCATGCAAGAGGGCGATTTGATGGTCGCCTACGACGACGGCTCGAAAGAGTACGGCCCGACCTTCCTCGAGCAGTGGGCCGACGTCGCGGTCCGGGAGCCGAATCCGATCGGCATCGAACGGCAGCGCGCGAATCACTTCCGCGCCTTTTGGGCATCCGACTTCGATTATCTGTACCTGACGGATTCGGATGCACTGCATTCGATCAACTGGCGTGTGCAGGCGGAACGGCTCGTGAACGAATGCTCGCCGGCGCCGGTCTGCCTCTACAACACGGCCGCGCACGTGCGCCTCGTGAACAACACGATTCTCGACGATCCCGCGAGCGATGTCATCTGGCGCCGGGTCGCGCCGGGAATAAGCTACATGCTGGACCGAAACCACGCTCGCCAAATCGTCGCCGCGTTGCCGCAGATGCCGGCACATTGGAATTGGGATTGGACGGTGCCGGCAATCTTGGGGCATCGATTCGCCGTCAGCCGCGTCAGTTTCGTCGACCATCTGGGTCTCGGCGGCATGCACCATCCGCCGACGGAAGGACTCGACGGCGGCGACCGCGCGCTCAACCCGGCGCCGGACCTGATCGAACTACGGGCCAAGGCGGTCAAAGCACTCACGCGATGATGTCTTGCTGGAATTGCGCAGATTCGACGTTGTCCGTTGAGGCAATTTCGGAAGGCCGCGCCCCGGCCGATCCTCTACTGGCAGGACAAAGATGGAACGGATTTCTCGTCGTCGCCGCATCACATCCGGATCCGATTCAATGGGGAGCTAAGTTCGCGGAGAAAAGAGTCGTCGTCCTTGGATTCACCGAAACCGCCCGGCATTGGGCCATCCTCGAAAAATGAGCTCCGTATTCGTCAGCACCGAAAAGAAGCTCCTCCATTTCGAATGGATCTTCGCGCAACTGAAACAGAGTTATTGGGGCAGTAATCTCGACCCGATGCGCCTCGCGGACGCGATCGCCCACAGCGAATGCTTTGGTCTCTACATGGCCGACGGCACCGGTCGGTTCCAAATCGGATTCGCGCGAGTCGTGACCGATTGGTCGACGTTCAGCAGCCTGATGGACGTCATCATCGACCCAAAGTACCGCGGCAAAGGCTACGGCACAATTCTGATGAAGGAGGTTCTCGGCAGCGAAGCCGTGGCGCCGACCCGAAATGTTATCTCGAGTCGCGAGGCCGTTGAATTCTATCAGAAATTCGGCTACAAGGTTCTCGATGACAAAGTCCTGACCTTGAATCCATGCCGATAACGAAGAGCCCACAGGACCAACTACTCGAGAGAGCCATCCGAAACGATTCGGGGGCATGGTTCGCCAACCACGCGAAGATTTGGCCGAAGGACCGCAGCAAGGGACTGATTCGGCCGCGCTCGAACTACCTCCAGAAACAAATTCAGCGCGTCGTCCGGCAGATGAAGGACGACGAACTGCCGGTTCGCATCGCCGGTTTGAAGCCTCGGCAAAAAGGTTCGACGACCTATTTCGCATGCGTCGATTACACGGAGCTTCGCCGCGATTCGATGGCCGCGTGTGTGATCGGAGGCCAGTATTCGCAGACCAAGGAGCTTTGGGAAATGCTCCAAACCTACGAGACAAACGACAGTTTCGATTGGGGAAACAGCGGCCAAATCAACGCCAAGGAAGGGAAATGGACGCACGGTTCAAAGCTAAAACCCGAGACCGCCGGCGACGTGCTGGCTGGTATTTCTGGCACCTACCAGATTCTCCACGCGACCGAAGTCGCGCGTTGGGCAAAGTACGGAATAGCCAACGCGGCCGAAGTGCTCGCGAACATTTTGAAGTGCGTCCCCAACTTGCCGGGAACGATCGTCATCCTGGAAAGCACCGCGGAGGGCGCGACGGGCGATTTCTATACGCGCTACTGCGACGCCGTCGACGCCGAGGATTATCTCGCCGGGACCGTGACGTTGATGCCCGGCCAGTTCGTCCGCGTTTTCGCGCCGTGGTTTGAATTCGAAGATTCCGCGACGCGCCTGAATCCGGAGCAGAAACGGCACATCGAACGCACCCTCGATGCCGAGGAAGAATTCTTTGGGGAGAAGCAACTCATCGCGCTCTACGGGAATGGCGAGCAGGGCGCGCGCCGACTCGGCGGCAGCGTCGAAGGGTATGACATCTGGGAACAGTTGGCCTGGCGCCGGTGGGCCATCCGACATGAGTGCAAACGCGATCGCCTGATCTTCGATCGCGACTATCCGCACTCGTGGCAGGACGCTTTCCAGAAATCCGGCAACGTCCGGTTCAACTCGACCGGGCTCGCGATCATGCAGAAACGCGTTTCGAACCGCGTTCCGCATTACGGCGTTCTCGAGATGTCCAAGGACGGCATCGTCAGTTTCCGACCGACCGAAATCGGAGAGGCGAAAGTCATCATCTTCGAAATGCCGATCGTCGGGAAACGTTATCTCGAGGTGTGCGACCCGATGACCGGCGCGACCCAAGTAGGCGGCAAGGATCCGGACTACCACGGGGTTTTCGCGATGCGTCCCGGCAGTCTCGACAACTTCGGAAACTGGGAGAGGCCGGCGACCGTCGCACGTATCATCAGATGCAGATGGGACATTGATGTCCTCGAGTTGGAGATGTGGAAGCTGGCGAAATTCTACGGCGGGACGAGCGGCTGTAAGATCGCGATCGAAATGGAAATGGACCGCGGCCTGACGGAGCTGCTGAAAATCCGGGGCGCCGACCTTTACCAGCGTGAGCTCTTCAACCAGCGCGAAATGAAGACGACGAAGGCCTACGGCTGGATGACGACCACTCAGACCCGCGAAGTCATCGTCGAAAAGCTCGCCACCGCCATCCGCGAATGGGACACGACGGGATCCGGCATCGACATCTTTTGCCCGCTCGCGCTCGAGCAGTTCGGGAATTTCGTGACCAAGGAGTCCGGCAAGAGCGAAGCCGCCGAGGGACACCACGACGACGACGTGATGGCGATCGCGATTGGTCACCAGCTCCTTTCTCACGCGACGCTCTACAATCCGCCCCACCTTTACGGGCGTTTACCACCGGATTTGAGGACCGATTCGGACGGCGGAAGGCAAAATCCAAACAACCAGTACGGCTGAGAACGAGTCGCTATTGGTTTGACAGGGTAAACGGCAGCGTTGGCATCGGTAAATCCCCTATGGACGGCGAACCAATTCCTACCGATGTCCAGGCAGGCCCGAGTCCGGGCATGTTGCTAAAGGCAAAACTGGCACCGCATCTGTTGCACGATACCGATTGGGACAACCTCGCGAGCCAAGTTCAACCCAAGCGTTTGTTTGACGGCAGTGGGTCGCAGAATACCGCAATGGGCCCGACGACGCCGATGCGTCCTGCGGTCAGCACAACCGATGCGCCGGTTTCTCCGGAGTTCCAGCAGCCGACGTCACCCGGCCAACAGCGTTCGATCATGGCGGAGCGTTCAGCTCGTCTGGATCCGAACATGACGCGGCAGCCGGCGTTCAATCCGACGAACGCGAACGGAACCGCGAAGATTACCCGCAACGGCGTGGGCGTTGGAGCGGGCGGTGCGGCGCCGACCCCGACGCCAGCAGCCCCGCGGCGCGAAGCAACGAATCCTTTGACGGGCGATCAGGGTGCGGCGAACCGCAACCGTTCCGGCCCGGTTTCCGGCGGTGTATTGGGCGGCGGTCCGTCGTTCACGAATCCGACCTCGAAGGGGATCTACGACAGTCACGTCCGGACGCTCTTCTCTCAGCCGCCGGTTCCTCCCCGCGCGACCCCGCTTCGCCGGGCCGGCGCTCCGGCTCTGTGATTCGATGCTCGATGACGACGAAGATCCCGACTTAGTCGACACCCCTGAAATAGACGCCGGGCGTGCTCTTGGCGTCAGCGGTCGAGGAACCCTCACGCCGCGCGGACAGGACGTATCGAAGAACACCGGCATCCTTCGGGCGATCGACCCGATGAAGCCGATATCGGCCGTTCAACCGGTCCCGGTTATCCGCGCCGGGAACCGCGAAGTTCTCGACCCCAGCAGCATCGCGACGACGGGACGAATGCGCAGCACTGCGCCGGGCGACTACGACAACGCCGCGGCGCGTGAACGCTGGAAAGCTCGCCGGCCGTTCACCTCCGAACGGGAAATGCCGGCGTGGTTGAATCCGGAAAACGATCAGTTGACCGACCGCCAGCTCTCCGAACAGCGGCACGCCGAAGTTGAGGGACGCCGGCAAGCCGCGGCGGCAGCGAAACAACAGCGCGACGCGCAGAAGCTCGCGATCGACACGGAGAACTCCTCTCTCGAGGCAGATTTTCGAGGATCCGGTAAGCAGTTTTATACGGACCCGCTGACGAAGAAGCTGACTCCGATCATCGACAGCGCGACCGGCCGAGAACTCTACCACGCGACCGACTGGACGAAGGGCACGCGTCCGGATGGAAAGACTCCGGCGATGGTGAAACGGAATAAATTCGGGGAAACGGAGTATAAATCCCCCCCGATCGTGCATAATCCGGACCTGACGGACGATCAGCTCTACTACGACATGGGGGACGAGCAGATCCCGGTCGGGAAGATTGACGACCTCATCAATCACGCGGATTTCTCGATCGCCAAGCAGGCCCGGACCGCCCGCCGACTCCGGACAACGGCGATGTGGAAAGAGGCCTCGGCCGGCGCGCAGGAGGATGCCGACATGGCGACCGCGGCGCTCAAAACCGCGCAGGAGCAGGAACTCGGCATGCAGGGCGAGATGGAGACTCTTTCGGCGCAGTTGAATTCGTTGGAGACGAATCCGGCGCTCAAGGCGACGCAGGGCGGATTCCTTGGCATCGGCGCACATCCGGCGCCCGCGGCGCTGCCGTTGCTCGCGATGAAGCAGCAGCTTCAAACCCGGATGGACGCTCTTGGCGCCCAACAGGCGGAACTCGCCAACCAGATTTCACCGCGCGGTCCGCTGGCGCGCGACGCGAAGATGAAAACCCTGAGCGTCGGCATCATGCGCGCGAAGGCGAAGCACGTCGAATACAGCCAGCTCGCGGACGACCGCCGCGCGATTCTAAAGCAGCAGGGAATCCCGGAAGCACAGGACGAAAACCTGCAGTCGATTCTTCGCGCACAGGCGGTTTACGGCGGCGAAGCACAAAAGCAGACCGGCAATTTTCAGCGCGAGTTTCGTGGCGAGTCGGCCACGGTCGCGCGCCCGGCTGGAGAAACGATGGATAACGTTCAGGTCCCGGCGCAAGGAGCGGCGGAGCCGACTCCCGAGCCCTTTCTCGCGAAGGACCGCGGGAGCAAAGCCATCGGCAGCGTCGGCATCGACGAATTCGCGCGCAGGTACGGCGACGGCCGCGGCCCGGTAAAACCGGATGACCTCCTCAAGCTCTATCGTCGCAGCAAAGACATCGAACAAACGCTTGCGAACGAGAACACGGACGTCGACCTCAAGCTCCGCGACCAATTCGCGAAGGAGAAGGATTACATCGACAAGATTGCAAGCCAGCGTCTCGCGAAACTTCCCGCCGATCAGCAAAAGCGCATCGCAGAGGTGACCCGAGATCCGACTTGGTGGGATGCCATCAAGGGCGCCGGAAAATCTGTCGCGGAGGCAGCCGCGGCCGGCGGCGGTGCCATCTTGAAAGGCATCGCGCAG